GATGTCGTAAGAAAAGCCTCATTCCCCGTCATTAACCACATCGGCGGGTATTGAGGAAATGCGTGCGCTATCTTTCCCGCACGCGGTGCGGTTATCTTACGCACTCTCTCAGCGTTAATATCATATAAATATTGTTCGGGCAACCCCGTAACTTGCGCAAGCATTCTAATTGTTATATCATTATCCTTGCATATCTTCTGCATTATCTCTTTTGAGGTCATTTTTCTTTATTTTTTTTGAGTGTTGATAATCAGTAAGTTATAAAGAAAATGCAAAAAATCGTTCGTAATATTTGGTCAGTTCTCAAAAAAGCAGTAATTTTGCACCGTCAAACGATACAAATACCACTGCAAAAGTACTACTTTTATTTGGTATATGCAAGCGTTTGCACAAGAAAGTAAAACATTTAATTAAAAATATAGTAAGTTATGAAAACGTTACAACTCTACCGAACGGGGACGAACTTCGACCCCGCAAAAATTGAACAGCACAAAGAGATATGCAAACTCTCCGACCTGCCTTGCTTCGGTGTAGCAACCGGCGACTACAACCTGCCTACGTGGGACGGCAAACGAATTTATGCGAGATTTAGCCTATGGGAACCTAACAAAGAGCAGCGCAAGTATTTGGGAATGAGCAAGAACGACCCCAAATATATAATAGACGGGGATTTTGGATACAACGCAGAAGACGGATTTACTTACCACTGGAGGACCAAAAAACAACGTATCAACCCGCGCGTAACGGTACAGGGCGAGTTTTACCCTTTCACCAAAGCAGGATTGCTTGCGTACATAAACGAGTGCATAGCCGCAGAACCATACGACGAAATAATTATAGAAACATTAGCAAACGCATAAACACGGGGCGGGCGCAAGAACCCGCCCCAACAAATACATAAAACTATGACACACACATTAGAACTGCGCGACAACCAATTAGTCTATATGGACAACCGCCCCATCGGCATTTCGTGGAACTATACCTATGAATGGAACTACCCCGACATCTTGCCGCGCGAGTTATGGAGCGCACAAAGCCTGACGGGGCAACAAACCGAAGCCCGCACCGAACAGGAACTGCTGGCAAAGATACAGGGCTGGATAAACCCGACCGAGCGGGTATAAACAGGCATCAGGCTCGGTGCGTCCGTCCGTGAAAGCGGGCGGGGTTGCAAACAATAAACAAAAACATATCAATTATGGAAACAAAAACTATCCGCGACATTATCGCACAGTTGGAGCAGAGCAACCAAGAACTGCAAGACCTCACCAATGTAACACACGAAACGGGCGATTTCTGCACCGCGTCCAAACTGGCAACGTGCAGTATAAACCTCGAGAAGATTATCGAAAAACTGAAAATTTGTAACTTTTAAAAACGACAAACTGCACTATGGTAACGACCAAACTGCAAAGAGCGTGCGAAAAATGCGGTATCAGTATGGAACAGGCACGCAAACTATTCACCGCCAAACAATGGGTAGAACTACAAAACAAATAACACTATGGTAATTACTTTTGCACAGGCTTTCGCCAACAAACGCGGGTTGTCCACACGTACCGACATCGTGGACGGAGTATACAAAACCTATATCGGCTGCCGCTACCGTGGCAAGTACATCATCACGCAGACACGGAACTATGCCGCTTTGAATGTATTAAGGCAATACGACTATGTACACGGGGCAAAAGCAGTACCGACCACCGCTGCGGAACGTATGGAGTACAGAGACGCATACAGCGACCTTGTAAACGAATGTATCAACAATAACAAATAAATACCACCGACAGAGTAGCAGAACCATAACCTGCTACTCTTTTTTTTGAGTTAAACATTTTATTTTTGGCAAAGTATTTGCATAGTATTAAAAATAATACTACCTTTGCAGCAAAATTAAAAAGGCATGAGAATTATATCCGTTAGTACACTTAAAGCCTACTACACCAAAAATCCGCAAGCCAAAGTGGCTATCGAGGAATGGGTGGACAAAACGGCAAAGGCGGAATGGCGCAACTTTGCCGACATCAAACAGACATTTAATACAGTATCGCAAGTCGGCGGGCAGCATTACGTTTTCAATCTCAAAGGCAACGACTTTCGGCTGATTGTAGTAGTAAAGTTTACTATTCATCACGTTTATATCCGCTTTGTCGGGACACATAGTGAATACGACAAAATCAGAAACATTGAAACATTGTAAGAATATGGCACAAATTAAATCGGAAAAGGCTTACAGAGCCGCACTAAAAAGAATAGACGAACTCCTGCCCATTACGGGGGACGAGGCGAATAGTTCCGACCCTAATATGCTGGAATTGGAGATGTTGTCCGATATGGTGTACGAGTACGAACAAGTACATTACCCTATCGAAAAGCCGACATTGGCGGGCATTGTCAAATTGAGAATGTACGAAATGGGGATTACCCAGCACGCTTTGGCGGAGTTATTGGGCATATCCTCGCCACAGATGAGCGCAATAATACGAGGTAAAAAAGACCCGTCCCTTTCTGTGGCACGCTCTATGAGCCAAAAATTACATATTTCCCCAGATGTCGTGCTTGGAGTGTAATCGTATGGAAACAATAAAAGTTACTGTCGATTGGTGCGAAAAGAACTACTCGGCACTAATAGGGGAGAACATCGGCGGCGTGATTGTTGTTACCGACAAGACGCTTGACGGGTTGAAAGACAAACTGCGTGAGGGGGTGCAGTTCCACATAGAGGGATTGGGAGACGAGGCAACCGACTGGATGAAAAGCGGAGAATATACATTCCAGTACGAGTACACCATTAGTGCTATTTTGCAAAACGCTCTCAACTACACCACTTTGGCGGCATTAAGCCGTATCACGGGCATACGGCACGCACAGTTGTCGCACTATGCAAATGCTCTTTCGCGTCCTAAACAGCCGCAGTCCGAAAAGATAATATCCGGGCTACATACAATAGGAAAAACGTGCTTGTCCTATGAGGTATAACACCAACAACGCCACTCTTTCGGGTGGCGTTGTTTTGTTTAAGTGATACACATCAGTGGTTATTGACAATAGTACGCGGAACGGCTACTTTCTCCAACAGAACCGCCACTTGATGGATAAGGTCTCCGTTGTTTTTTGCAAGTTGCGTATTCTTCTCGTGGGCTTGCTGCATTTGGTCGTAATAGTTAGCCTTTACCAACAAAATCGTGTCGGTCTCTTTGCGCACTGTCATAGACAATTCTTTTACCATTGTGCTTATTCTGTCTATGCGCTCCTGCGATTGTTTTAATATGCGCATAAGGACAAAGACGATTACCCCGAACAGAATTATCAATGCAACAAAGGCAATACCTAAAATGAGAATGGTTGTACTCGCTATCTCCAGCGGGTTGCTTAGATTTAATATGAAATCTTTCATAACTGACTAAGTTATACGTTAAACAATGTGGTTATTTGGTTGTCGTTTGTGCGAAATAAAAATACCCCCCCCAAAAAAAACGGGGAAGGGCAAGCCTAATAGTACCTTTGCGTTTTTCGGTTTGCGCTGCAAAGGTACTACATTTTAACAGAAAAAGCAAATAAAAATTACGGGATAGTGATAATTTTACATCCTAAAGCGCAGAATATTTACAGCAATGTCCTTGTTTCTATACCAATCCATTATGGATTTGGGAAGTCTGCTATAAGTTCGCGAGGATGGAATAGACCTTTTATACAATTAGGATTGCAGACGCATATTTGAATATGATTTTTCTCGGCAAATCCGGCATTAGGGTATAATTCTTTTCCCTCCCAAAATGCACCCCGAACCGAATCGTATTGCTTTTCATTCGCCATTTCATTTAATCGATGAGCAGCCATAACAACTGCACAATCCAAATTGCGCAATAGCAAGTCTTGATAGTCGTGGATGGATTTGTTTTGAGCGATTGGAGTGTTTGCTGTCTGTGAAATTTCTATGTAAGCACCATATGCTTTCTTCAATTCCTCAAGATAATGCGTATCTAATAAATCGAAACAATAGCCTAAGTCCAGAACTGCCCCGATGACTGCAGGCGTTTTGATTTTTGAATTCGGTCGTTGAGATTGTTCTACTGCCCACTCAAATGCACGCTCAAAATTATTCTCCCAAAAATAAATGCCATGCCCTAACCAATCGTAGTCATTTTTGCTTGGTTTCATTGGAGTTCTATTGTTGATAACGATATTGGCAATAGACCTATCACAACCATGGAACCCCAACACTAAATTGGGTCTTGATGAGTACAATGTCGGCATTACTTAAATATCGCTCTTAAATCTCCACGCTTTGTGGTAATGCCTGCATTATACAGAAATTCTTTCGCCGCCTCTTTGCTGGACGTTACTTGCTTTATGGCGTTGTCCAAACGCTCCATTCTCGTATTCCCTTCGCACATAACTTTTACAATTTTGTTTTTGTCTGATAGTTCAATATATCCTCTGTTGCAAAATTACTACTTTTACTTAAATAAAACAACTTTTGCTGAATTATTTGCGCATTTTCCGTGTAAGTTGTTGATTTTTAGTGCTTTCACAAAACGCTATTTCCTTGCTCCTGTCAGTTGTTGCAATACTATTTTACTTGCACGACTTGTATAATGCCGTCATACACCCCCAGAGCGCAAGATATTTTTGCCAACATCGGAAGAGTTACGTTTATCTCACCTGTCAGCCATTTTTGCACATCCTCTTCACGCTTACCTATCATTCGTGCTAATTCATAAGGTGGTATATGGTTTCGTTGCAACAAAGCATTTAAGGTGTCCGCCAACTGCTCTTTCCATTTGTCCTCTAAAACTTTCTCGGGCATCAGGTGCTTTTTCTTACGATAGTCCTCCAATACCTTTTCTTCCTCTTTCGTATTAAACCGTGCCCCCTCGAACACAAAAACAAAATCATCTGCAGTTACACCCTCTAATTCTTCGGGTAGAGCCGCGCCCCATTTATCAATGAGTTTTTGAAATTGTTCATAAAAATGACGCTCTGCAAGTTCCACTGTTTCGCCGCTACTCTTGATTGTCGTTTCCAAATTAGGTGCATATGCGTAGAACATTTCGCTGTCGCCCCGTGTCTCTTTTTTGATGTTTACAATAATTGTATCCATAGTATTATTTTTTTGTCAGTTGTTGCAATAGTCCTCCGAGCAGTTCCTTATCCTTGCGGAGTTCGGCAATTTGTCTTTGCAGGTCGGCTATATAGGTCTCTGCACTCGGAACGCCACCCGCTACACGTTCTGCCGTGCCTTTCTGCTCGTTCCTGTTGTTCCTCACAGGCGTACTGCCGTCCAAAAACATTTCCCCAGTACCCCTCAACAGCCATTCTGCCGATACGTTGGGGAAAGTAGAGAGTATCAACTCTATTGTTTCAAGCGATATGGTAGTATTCCCATTGATATGCTTGTTTAGTTTCACTTGTAGAGAGGGGTTGCCATTCGATAATTTCAAAACACTATACCCCTGCATTTTTAGTATATCTTTTATTCTACATCTTACACTTTGCGCGTCCATAAAACTATACGATTATTAAGATTTTATATACTATTATTATGATAATGCTATAATAATTAGTTTATATAGAATTATTGTTATACCTTTGCACTCGAAATCAAAAGCACTACCTTTTAGTTAAGGATTGCAGGAGGTTTCCCAAGAGTTCTTTGTCTTTTTTGAGTTCAGCGATTTGTGCGTCTTTGTCGGCGATGACCCTTTTGAAGAACTCGGTATCTCCGCTGTTGTTGTTCTGCGTCAGGGTGCCGCTTCCGCTGATGTTATGGTGCGAATTGGTATTGTTGATAACTATATCCTTACTCCCAGACCTGTACATCTCACCCTCGCCACGCAGCAACCACTCCGCAGAGACATCGGGAAAGGTGGAAAGAATCAGATATATCAAGGCTGCGCTAATCTTTATATCCCCATTTATCTGTCCACTAATAGTCGCCTGACTTGCTCCTGAGGTCTTGGCAAACGAATTAATAGTAATCCTTTTTGAATGCAACAACTCTTTTATACGTTGTTTTAACGATAAATCAGTACTCATAATAGTATTATTATTAAGATAAAAGTGTCATTTATTAAGAAAATCACCGAGTTATTTGCGTAATCCAAATAAATGCCGTACTTTTGCAGTGTCGAAACAAAGAGTGTGTAACGTAACTTGCTCATTATACAATACACCTCTGCAATTCGCTGAAACAAAAATGCCCACAACCACCCTTAATATCCGTGTCGGCGGAGGGTAAAAATATACCTGTTGCGACCCATTAAGCCAAGCGGATATTTTTAAGGGGACAAAGTTAAGGTATAATTTGCGAAAAAGCAAACAAAACCGACAAAAAAAATATTTTGCAACTTAAAAACAAACAAAAATATACACAATTATGGAGTTTATGAGATTTTGTTACGCGGACTTCTTGCGTTCGATGGAGGCGGGACAGACACGCCCCGTACCGGCAGCCGCGAAAATGTCTGTTCTGAAATCCCGTGCCGCGCAAATGAAATCGCACGGAGAAGGAGAGTGGCACGTATTTATAAACAAATTCGGAGACTATCAAATAACAAGAGCCCTATGAGCGCACGAAGACCCGCACCCGCTACCATTGCAGATTTGCGATGGTTAGACAAAAGCCAAGCGATGGTGTACACCCATCACTTCACAGAGAAATCCTTTGACGAGGACTTTGGTATGAAAGTAAACAGGTACAAAGGCGGACGCTGCCTGCTTTACGACAAGAAAGAGTTAGACCGCCGTATGCTACAACTGGTACAAATGAAAGGAATAGACCTATGAGAGTAATTGTCAATTGGGAAAAATTATTAGCCCACTCGTCCATCGCTTGCGCACTGTCGCTGTTGGCAATATGCGCCACGTGGGAACTGCGCAGTTTCTGGGTATCATTCATTCTCGCCATCACCGCACTACTCACATCGATAGCCGTTATATGGTGTCTATGTGAACTACAAGACAAAAACTAAACACACAGCCACCCAAATAGCATTGTCAGTCCGTGAGGATAAGCAATGCACCCAATCGGGGAACCGAGAAAGGAGTGGATATACACTATTCATAATTGATTAAATTCTTAAAGCGTCACAAGTCTGTGAAGATATGGGGCGCACTCGCGAGAGACCAACGGCAATGCAGGTTCGGCTCCTGCCTCTCGCACAAAAAACAACCCTTAAAAAGCACTATTATGGAAAAAGAAAACAAACAACCGCGCGACAGCAAAGGTCGTTTCGGCAAGAAAGCCGACAGCAACGCTCCGCAGTATGACGAACTGCTGAAGCAGGTGAAAGAACTGCAAGAGAAAAACGCCACGCTCAACAAGGCACTTGCAGACATCAACGATGTGTGCAACCAAGTGGGCAACGCACGCGCATCTCTCCTACGGGAGAATGACGAACTGCGCAAAGACTACGAGAAACTGCGCAAGCGTGCCGAGAAACTATTCGAGATACTGCAAGAGTACGTACTTAAATACGTTGCGTGCTGTCGTATGGCGATGTGGCTGTATAACCACGCAGGCTATTTTACCCGCAAGCGTTTTGACTTTCAGTTTTCCAGTTTTACCGAATTTCTTAAAGAGGACAACGATGAGTGATAACAATCCCAATCCCGAACGCTCGGAGAGCCAGCGGGAACAAATCAAATGGTGGTTCTTGCGCCACCCCGATACGGAGATAACAGGTCTGGAAGCGTTGCGGTTTTTCGGCTGTATGGAGTTCCCCAAACGTATCAGCGAATTAGTAGCGGAGGGCTTTAATATCAACCGCGACAAGTTCCGACAAATCGGAGAACGCACACGGGTAAAAGCCTACTATCTGCCAAGAGAGGAAGCGGAACAGTATATAAAAACAAACAATATAAAATTATAAGCAATATGAAAATCGTAAAAGCCAATGAGTTGGCAATCCCCCGAACAATGAAAATGATGTTATACGGTCAGCCCGGTATGGGCAAAACGACCCTTGCATTGAGTGCTCCGAAACCTCTGTTATTAGACTTTGACAAAGGCGTTCAGCGTGTGAAACGTGCGCACTTGGAGGGTGTGGACATCGTGCAAATAGACAGTTGGAAAGATGTAGAGGAGTTGCTCGACCCGCTACAAACAGACCTCAGCCCTTACGAGACAATCGTAGTGGACACCGTAGGCAAGATGTTGGACTACATCATTACCCGTGTATGCGGTATGCGCAACCCTCGTATTCAGGACTGGAGCGACATCAACCAGAAATTCAAAGGTTTTGAGCGGCAAATGGGGCAACTCGGCAAAAACATTATCTACATTGCTCACCGGGACACCCGCAAGATACAAGACAGCGAGATGTTTGTGCCCTCGCTCCGTGAAAGCAACTACAAAGACATCATCGCCAATATCGACCTGCTGGGTTACGTGGAGATGGAGACCAACAAAGACCAGAACTTGCGTACTATCACTTTCGACCCGACCTCGTACAACGAGGGCAAGAACACTTGCGGGCTGCCAAGCAAAATGGTCATCCCATCTCTCGGAGACGGAAAGGCAAACGATTTCCTCACGACAAAGGTTATCAATCCTTATTTTGAGCGTATCAGTGCCGAATACACGCAGTTTGACCGGACAAAGAATGCACTTGCCGAAACCGAGAATGCCACAACGGTAGCCGAGATAAACGCACTAATCGAACAATATGCCAATGTGGGTGCAGATGCGAAACGCGCAATCTTCAATCGGGGCATAGCGTTGGGCTTTGAGTTCGACAAAACCGCAAAGCAGTTTGTAGAGAAACAACCCCGCTCCGCAGAGCGAGGAAAGCAATAATTCACAATTTGAAGAAGAATGACAGACAGAACACGCAGACGAGCCATTAGGGCGTTGTGTTACCAGAATTTCGACCGAGAGATTTTTCCGTGCGTCTATGTAGTGAAAAATCACATCGTGTTTATGGAGTACGCAGCCAAGTCGCACTATACGGACTATTGCGGCAAATATCCGATAGAAACAATTACCTATGCCGAAGCAAAAAAAGAATTTCGCAACATCAAACTACAAAACAATGAACAACAACAATGACATCGTCCTTTCCGAACAAGGACAAGTACCCTCCAAGAGTGAGGTGGCAACAATGGTAGAACAACTTGTAGCCAAAGTAGATGAAGGAGAAATCAACCCGTTACGCGCTTATGGGCAACTGGCGGCTATTGAAAAGATAGCAGGAGACGCACGCAAGCGCATAGCAGAGCAGGCACTCGATGAGGCAAGTAAGTACCCGGAGAAAAACATCAACGCCTATGGTGCTACGTTCACAATCAAAGAGGCGGGTGTTAAATACGACTATTCCTCCGACCCAGAATGGCGGGACTACCAAGAACAGATAGACATCGTGCGTGCACAACAGAAAGGGCGCGAGACGGTATTGCAATCGCTCAAACTCTGCGCCAAGAGCAGCACGACAACCCTGCAAGTAACAATGGCAAAATGAAAGCCCTGCAACGCATACGGAAAACCGACGGAGTAGTGGAAGATAGAGAGAAACTGCTCCGTTGGTTCGGCCGATACCTCGACCAAATGCCCGATGGTGAGCAACTGATAGAATTTATCGAAACCTCCCGCACGGACGCACAGAACAAATACTATTGGGTGGTGCTGGGAATAATGGCACACTCATTCGGTACGACCGCCGAGGAACTGCACGAGTATTGCAAAGCGGAGTTTTTACCAACGCAGGAGTGGTTTACGCTGATACGCAGGAAACAACTCACCTCTACCACCGAGCAGGACAAAGACCAGATGAGCATATACATCGACAGGGTCATTCGGTTTGCAGCCGAGAACGGCATCGTACTGCCCGACATAGAGGAATACAAACACAGCAATTATTACTATTAACAATCAAACACCATACACAATGGCAAACAATCTTAAAATATACGGCATAATCAACAGGGTTCTGAAGCAGCGCAGCGGCACCACGCAAGATGGCAGACAGTGGTGGGCGCAGGATTTTGTACTCGAAGTACAGGACGGTAATTTTATCCAGATAGTAAAGTTTACTATTAGCGGCAAATCGCTCACGCAAGAGAACGTGCAGCATATAGTTGTCGGCAACCGTGTAACCGTTCATTTTAGTCTCGCCAGCAAAGAGGTAACACTCAATGACGGACGGACATTCTACAACACCAACGCCAGTGCGTGGAAAGTGGAAGCGGGCGACACTACACAAAACACCGCTATTCCTCGTACCAAAGTGGCAGGTTTCGAGCCGTGCTTTGCAGCGAGTGGGGACGGAGAGAGTGCGGTTGCACCCTCACAGACGGTACAACCCGCTACCACACAGCAAGAAGAAGACTTACCGTTTTAACTAATCAACGACACGGGATAAGACAGTAAAGGGGCTGCTTGGATAATCCGGGTAGCGGTGAGCCGAAAAGTGTGGATAAATGTCGGAAAGCAAGTCGGGCGAAAGCCGAACACCTGAATAACTGAGAAGACTTGCGGTAACGACAGGAATATAAAAAGTGTCGGAACTACCTCGCACAAGTAGGCTGATAAGGAGGTAAGGATGGGCGTGGGGTAACCGAGCCGATAACGTAAGACATCCTTAATTGCCGACCTCCGAATGTGGAAGCACCGCTGCATATCTTGAAATATCGCACCCGCTCCGTGGTCGTTTTTTTAACATTAAAATGAAAGAGGAATATCTCAAAACATACGCTTGGATGAACACCTTGCGAGGTGGTGTACTTCGGGATGTCTATGCGCTCATCTATCAACTCGAACACGACGGACGGCGCAAAGGTACGGTGCAGGTCGGTCTCGGTTATATCGGCAAACGGTTAGGATACAGCAATCAAAGAAACGTGCAACGTGCTATTGCGGAGTTGAAAGAAATGGGATTGTTGGAGGTCGAATACGGGAATGGAAAAAAGAGTATCTTTAAGACACAGACCCCTGCTAATATAGCACCCCTTACAGAGGGTACAGACCCCCGACAATTTAGCACCCCCGACAATTTAGCACCCCTGACAAATCAGCACCCCTCCCCTGCTAAAATAGCACCCCTTACACCTTATATAACTAAAGATAACAGAGTAGATAATTCTTCTTCATCGCCTGCGTGCGCACGTGAGAGGTTGCAAAAATGGTTTGAGGAAAGCAGCATAAAAGAGTGGGCAAATATGCTGCTCCAACGTAACCATTTCGACAAAGACACCACCTCACTACTGGACGATTTCTTCGACAACGATTTCGAGGTGCGTGAAGACTGCGAACAGAGCAGGAGAATGGAGGTGCTGAAACATTTCCAGAACTGGCTACCGAAATACATCAACAAACTCAAAAACGAACAGAACAATGGAAACAATCACACAAACACTAAAGCAAGAAACAGCGGTATTATCTCGCCCGAGGATTTCGCAAGAAGTTTCGGTCTCGGCTGGAACATCGGAAAGCGCGAGCAGTAACCCGCTATCGGTATTCCGCAACCAGCCGCCTGCCACGGCAACAGAGGTAATGCCTCTCATCTATCGCCTTGCGGTGAACTTCCCAGCGATGGGCAGCACCATTCAGGTCGGTAGCGAGCGGATAAGTTTCTGGACTGTCCTCGGCGAGCAGTTAGTGCAACTCGGGTGGAGCAGGCAGCGGATAGAGTACGCCTGTAACCAACTCCTCCGCAACTGTCCTTACCGCGAGTTCCGTGTGGCGGAGTTCCTGCAATTCGACAAGAACGTCCACGAGATAGACAATGCCGAGTTCACTGCCATTAATCGCAGTAACTCCCCGAACAAGCCTATCGTGGCAGTCCGAATTGACGGCAGATACAAACTTATCTACCAAGATGACGCAGACGCTCTCGGTATCACGGAATACAAACGCCGCTACACCACATGGGAGGCAAATCAGATGACGCCCGAGGAACGCAAGCAGAAAGGTATCTGCTGGATGGATTGAAAATTATTGAACAACAATGTTCAACTAAAAATACTACAATTATGACAACACAAGAATTTGAAGAGAAGCAAAGATTGTATGCTGAAATTGAAAAGTCCAAAAAGCGACTTGAAGGAGTAAAAAAATACTTGAGGAAGTAACAGACCCTAAGTACCATGAACAAGCAACGGAATTTTATATATACCATACTTTTGAAAAACTTGTAGATTATATCACTATTTCAGAAGCGTGTCCCAAAGAAAATATGCGGAAAGAATTATTTAATATACTGATTTACTTGGCTGATAAGGTTTATAAATTAGAAACAAAGATGTACGAGCAACTATTGGTTGATTTTTTTACAAAATAAAAAACATTACAAACACATCACGGATATGAAAGAGACTAAAAAAGAAACCATCGTGGTAACAGAATATACCACCGACTTCGGCACAAAATTTACAGACAAAGACCTTTGCAAGGAATGTGAAATTCAAGAGTACAAGAGAGTGTACTCCTCGTTGTACGACATCGCAAATAGCGAGCAGAAGAAACTCCTTGACGCAATAATGGACGAGTTGTCCTTGCACGTGGATGATAACTACTGCGAGCGAGACGTACTGAATGACGCTCTCCGTGAATTGGTCATTGAAGAACGCAATTTGGGACCGTATGACGTGGACTGCTAAACACATCACGGCAATGGCACTTACACAATCAGAAATGACAGAGCAGTTATCTCAGGTGATAATGCTTATTGACGATGTGCGCAATGCACTCGAAAACGAACACCCAGCCATACACCAAGACATCGTTGAGGTTCGGTGGTTCAAGACGGCAGAGGTACAACCCGCCAACGGGCAAAAGGTGATAGTCCGCACGCAGACAGGCGAGGTCTATTTCCTCACCTATCCGTTCAACCATACCAAGTACCCAATGTGGTGGGTGATACCACAGAATAACGAATAACCCGCAAAATTTAACTTCTAACGCACGATAACCACAAAAAGGTAAGGTTGTGCAGTCGTACAGCCCGAACAAAATTGTGCGGCAGAAACAAAAAAAACAAACACAGCAATGAGAAATGAAACTGAATTGAGGAACGCGCTGAAGGAGTTAGAAGCGCGAATTGACCTACACAGAGAATGCTCCTACAACACCGTGATAATAGCAGAGGTGCACGCACTCAAGTTCGCCCTTGGCGAGGTGTGCTCGCTATAATACCACAAAAACAATAACCTATAAAACAACAAAGATTATGGCAACAATCTTTTATAACACAGACATCAGAATCGATATAAACGATATCATTGAAAAAATCCCCACGAAAAATATAGTAGCTGAATTATACATAAGGCGGGAACTGAAATATGATAATGATGCACGAAACGCCATCGAGAAACTATTGTCCGAACACTATTCGCAACAATGTAGATGTGTACAGGATAAGTTCGACAGCAGTTCCACCGCTGCACTGAACGTTCTGCAAGACCTACTCGGTATGCAGCATACCACCAGCAAAGAGCAGGTAATCGAGCAACTGAAAAACATCTTGTAGTATGGCAATAAGAACTTGTAAGCATTGCGCCTATTGGCAGGGTGGAAATCAAGCAACGTGGTGCGACCACGGCAAATGCTACACAGAACCCGACCACTACACGCACTGCTACTGCTCCAAGCAAGAGCGGTTTGAGAAAAGGCAGTTAAGTTTAACTTTTGAAAAATAAAAACACAACAATTATGGCAAAAATAGCAGTATTAGAACTAGAAGTCGATGTGCAAATGGCATTCGATAGTTTGACAGACAGAGACCGCAAGGAACTTATTAGTGAGAACTTGTCCGTGTGCGATGTCGATGACATGATAGATGAGATAAGCAGTCGCGGCGATATGAAATGCATGATAAGAGCGGTCGCCGGACTCTGTTATATTGAAGACGTGATAAACGATTTCAAACAAAAAGAGATTGAGGAGTGGCTCGACAATCACGCAGAGGAATACGGATATACAAAAATGGAGGATTAAAATAATGAAAAGAATTTCATTCAAAGACAGCGGACGCGGGACATGGAACAGCAATCCGCTTGTGTGGGCATATAGTTTTGAACTTGTAGATTAAATTTTTGAAAATAAAAAACAATTAAACAGAGATAGTATGATTATAAATCGTGTTTGGTCTATGCCGTCAAAACATACATTCACAATAAAGCCTATTGCAGAACTTTTGCAGAGGTATATCGGTGATGGCACAGGTTGGATTGACCCATTTGCGGGCTTTAACAGCCCTGCAAGTCTGACCAACGACCTTAACCCCGAAACACCTGCGATGTACCACTTACACGCTTTAGACTTTTCTAAGCAACTACAAGGAGAGTTTGAGGGGGTTCTGTTTGACCCACCTTATTCGCTTAAGCAAGTAAAGGAATGCTACAAGTCGTTTGGCAAGGAGGACTTTATGCGCAACGATGTGAACCATTTTCCTTATGATATACAAAACGAAATTGCACCTCATATCAAACTGGGTGGGCATGTCATTACATGCGGTTGGAATAGCAACGGCTTTGGCAAGAAGAGAGGATTTGAACTGATAGAGATATTACTCGTTGCACACGGTCGCCAACACAACGACACTATCGTAACCGTCGAAAAAAAAGTAACTAATCTAATTGATTTTTGAAATACGGAACTATCGCAAAAATGCTCCGATTGTGAGTACCGCTCCGACAGCGGAATATGTGAATTGTATAACGTAGCAGAACCGCTAACAGGGGAGTGCTATAACTGGTAAGTATTATGAATTGGCGATGGATATTTTGTTATTTGGGCAAACACGTTCCAGATATAGTGTACGAGGAGAGACCAGTATTTAGAGATTCATGGTTTCCATCGTTTGGGAGAAAGGGAGGCAGCAGGCACTCAAAGCGATTTTCGCACTACAAGACAGGCTACTATTACCGCTGCAAGTATTGTGGAAAAAAATTGTCTAATTTTATAAACATAAAAAAACAATGAAAAGTAAATTTCTTGTGCCGTTTGAGACGGCACAATTGCTAAAAGAGAAAGGATGTAATAGTCTATGTGATTGCTACTATGAGCCTGATAAAGAGTTATATTTAGGCATACTTGTTAGCAATATGGACTACGAGGACTGCGGCAACTGTTCCGCACCAACCTACCACGAAGTGTTGAGTTGGTTGGAGGGGAAAGGGATATGCGTATTCACAAACTATTATGATATGTGGGCAGGCTTTATTCGCACAGGGAAGAAGATTAACGATGTTAATATTTTCCACACCCGCGAGGAAGCACTCAACGCAGGCATACTCGCAGCATTGGAGATGTTATGAAACACAAACCAATACCGAGAAGGACGCGGCAACTCGTGTATGCCAAGTATGACGGACATTGCGCATACTGCGGTTGTAAGTTAGAGCCAAAGAATATGCAGGTTGACCACGCAAAGTCTGTTTTTCTATCATCATACGAAAATGGCGGCGAGATATGTCAAGACGACTCGATAGATAACCTTATGCCTGCTTGCCGACAATGTAATTTTTACAAGAACGAAACCGACATAGAGGGTTTTCGCACAAGGATACATGAGTGGCTTGAAAAAACTTGCCGTCAATCGTTCCAAGTGAGACTTGCAATAAAACACGGCATACTGGAATATCACCCGTGGGACGGCAAGTTTTGGTTCGAGAAACAATAACCCCACGCCGCAGGGGATAAAAACGGACGCGGTAAGTAAGACCAGAATTTTTCATTGTGCTGGCAGGTTTGTCCGTTCCTGCTTTTTTCTAAAACAACAGAGAGACAATGAAACAGCAAGACAAAGAGAACCTATTCACAATCGGTGCGGTACTAACGGCAGCGGCAGAGATATGCCTGCGGGACAGCGACTTGCAGCACCACCCGCATGTAAAGCCGGGTGCAAAGTACGTACTCACTAACCTACTGCACGCTATGGAGAGCGTCCGCCACTGGATGGGGAGAATGTCAGAGGTGATAATTGCCAACGACAAAGACAGTGCCGATGTGTACGACACGCAGTACTACAATGCGAATAACCTTGTGCAGTTAGCAATGATGTACTGCGACATCACCAACGGGGCGAACCCGACCTCCGATGAAGATTGTCGTAAAATGGTACAAACACTACTAAACCTCGCGCTCAAAGCAGGTGCGCAACCGTTCAGTCAAGAACTAATCAAGAAATACGAACCGAAAGTATGATAATGCAACGAGGAAAGAGAGCAGCCGAGGTGCAGCACGTGTGTGATGAGTGCGCATACGCTACCTACGACACCAACCCGCTAAATTTGAGTATCGGAGAGCGCAAGCCCACACTCATCATCTGTCCGCTACAAGAGTGGAAAATAGTTGTAGGCTCAAGAGCCTGTAAGAATTTCAAAATTAAACAATTATGACAACAAAAGAAATGATTGAAGTTATGCAAGCCTATGAGAGAGGCGAGCAGATTGAATATAGAATCAAAGATTTTATGCGAGACGATGAGTGGTACGTTCAAAAAGAATTTCCTGAATGGGATTGGAAAACTTTTGATTATCGTGTAAAGAAAGTATCATCACTTATTTATCGTCCTTATAAGAATACCGAGGAGTTCTTGGAGGCGCAGAAAGAACACGGGATATATTTGCAAGAGAAAGAAACGCGATGCATGATTATGCCGTTAGGTGTAAATTATTATAGAGTAACAATACCTTCCAGAAGTTATCGCTATAAGCAACTACTTAGCACTTTCGTTTGGCAAGACGGAACGCCCTGCGGAGTAAAGGAGGAATGAGTATGATAAACGTAACAACCAATAGCAGAGATAACGATTATGACACGAGACGAAATGATTAGCCGTTGGGAGGAGTTAATTCCTGCGGTATTCCGAGCAGAGGATAATATCCGAGAGCAGTTGCAGGCAATCCTTGCCGCTGAACCCGACACGGAGAAAGCTGCGCAGGAGTATATTCACGCACTTGCTGTAGAGATAGTCAGCAGAGTAACTGATGAGCAACTGGCAAACATGGAGGACTATTGATTATGAACGACAGACTTTTTCAGGCACCAGCCACCTCACAAGAGAATGAGCGAATAGAGATGGTTAAGAAGAACCAACAAGAGTACCACTTGATAGGTCGTGCTATTGCACGTGCAGGACATACTCTGTTTGAGTACGACAAAGAGACACACAAAGTACGGCGTGCGGAGATTAAACGCACGCCGTACGTGTCCGACTTTAAGACGGGCAAGGTACTGTTTGACAATCGTTGCGAGGTGCGCAGGAATTGTATGTACCTGCAAGCACTCAATATAAAGAACGCTATCAAGATACTCCGCCGTGAGGGATTTGAGGTGATAAACTAATAACTAATCAAACCATAGCAATATGAACAAAGATTTATTCAAGAACGCCAAGTTCGGTGATAAGTACAAGACACGTAGTGGGCAGACTGCCATATTCCTATACAAAGAGGATGGTCGCGTGTATGTGTTTATCAATGGATATAGAAAACCCACGGGTGTTGCAGAGGACGGAAACCTTATGGCAGCAATGCCTTTCTGCAATACACATAGTATCAAAAGTCAGCAGGACATCATAGAGCCGATAGGCGAATAAAATAACATCTAAAAACAATAACATTATGAAACACAAAGAATTATTGAAACAAATTGCAGTTATGACTGCTTATGTTGCTGGGAATGAAGTTGAATACCGTGAACTTCCTAATGGTGAGTGGCAATCAATTGAATATCCCGCATGGGATTGGATTAATAATACGTATAGAGTAAAGGTTACCGATACACAAAACGTGTAATTACTATATACCATTAAAATAAGAGATAAAGCGGATGAAAGAAGCACCCGCAAGTGTTCAACCTAACAAAAACAATAACGATTATGACAACAATTGAAATTAATGGCAAAGAATATCAATTAGATATCGATAAGGCTAAGGAACAGGGGTTGCTTAAAGAGAAAGACAGCAAACCACGCAGTTGGGAGGAGTATGAGAAAAACAATGCCTACGGTTACGTTCCTAGCATAAGGAGCAGGTATAACTATTTCAACTCCATAGAAGAGGCTAATGCCTTTTGCGCTCTCGGCAAACTCATTCAACTCCGAGACGCATGGGTAGGAGATTGGGAACCTGATTGGAAGAAAGTTTATAATAAATATACCATTATTAATGCTAGAGATCGTATTGATTTAAACACAGCAATATTCGACTCTGGAGCACTTGCTTTCCCGACTAAGGAAATGGCAAACGATTTCCTCGAAACTTTTCGTAATTTGATAGAAAAAGCAAAAATGTTTTTGTAATTATGAAAGACTACCTATTGAATTTATTGCTTTTTCTTCTCTACTTGGCTGTGCTCTTTGCACTCTCTTTTGCTATATGATTGGATAGTACGACAAACGGCAAGAATTATTCTTCGAAGATATTGATTATAAGTTTCTACGGGAATTTGATAATTGGATGATTGCCAACAAAAAAGGTATCAGCACACGTGGTGTGGTAATGCGTAATATCCGTGCAACCTATAACGAAGCAATGAAGATTGGGTATGCCAAATTCGATAGTTACCCATTCCGTATGTTTTCTATCAAGCGCAAGGGGTTAGCAGAAATAGTATATCTATCACGAGAAGATATGCAAAAACTGCTCAACTTAAAAAACTTAACACCCGCATTGGAACGTAGTAGGGATATTTTTATGATTTCGTTTTATTTGTGCGGAATGAACCTTGTGGATATATACAGTCTCCCAAAATTTGCAAAAAATGAAATTGTCTTTGTACGTAACAAGATTGCACACCGCGAACCAAAACCTACCCATATACGTATAGAACCAGAATTAGCAGCACTCATAGAAAAGTACAGAGGAAACAAGTACTTGTTTAGTTTTGCAGAGGAGTTTCGACAATTCAAAACTTTCCAACAAAACTTGCGACATCGTTTTACTACATTGTCGGCGTTGATAGGTGGTGCGCATATTACTTTGGCAATAGCACGACACACTTGGGCGACGTTGGCTTGCAAATGCGGAGTTGAGGAATATGTAATTAGCAAATCATTAGGACACGTGGATAATGATGTAACTGCACGGCATTATATCGAATACGATTGGGATAGAACCGCAAAAGCAAATAGAAAAGTAATAGATTATGTACAAGACACAAGCAGTCCTCAATCGTCATGAGAACCGCCATGCCCCGAAATAACCAACAACGGATTATATCATCCACAGACTAACCTCGCGCCAAAAATCATAGTCGGTCTGTTCGTCCTTGCACATCAAATACAAAGCAATCTCTTCTTGCATAAACCTATCCGTTCAGCGACATATACTCCCACACCTTGCCTTTTCCGTTCCAATCCTCATCGGCGAAGAAGAATAGGTAAGCAATATCCAACACTTGCTCATCATCGAATTTCTTGGAGAAATCCGCATAGGCAGCGTTATATGCTACATATCTGTCCCACGGCGTAGTACCGTCAGGAAATTTCTTACCATGCGTTGCCGTCTCTATCTGCTCCATAGTCCAGTGTGCGCCGTGGTGTTCGTTGCCTGCTGCGTCTGTGTAGCAGATTTTCTCCACATCGGCTTCTGCAAACTCTTTGTCATAGTGTGCGCCGCACAAGTCCTCATGCAGGTCTCGCAACAGAGAATGATATTTGGCAGGGTCTTTCTCCCGGATATACTCCATAGCCGCATTGGTCGCCTCTACCGACTTCCACATCGCCTTTTCGCCACCGCCATTCTTAACGGCGGTTTCAATCATACTTCTATAATCCATAATCTAACAATTTTTGCACCCGCTCTCAAAGCGTGGTAGTGGTTGATACACTTGGTTTACGTTTGTAAAGATAAGACGTTGACCTATCGGTGCGCTTTCTTCTTTCTGTTTACTCTTTGCCATAGTTCTGTATATTTGTGGTTCAACCATATTAGAAACATCCCAAACCAATTCGACAAATACGCCATAGCCAATGCTGATAGCACAGCGGCTACCATGTCAAAACGAAACCACCATAGCACCCCGAATGTTGCCCAAAACGACAAACATTTATGACACTTGCACACTCTGGCTGCCACAGAACATATCGCTTGTGTCAAGCCCAAGTGTACGGCTATCGTTGCCGACATCATCACCGCTATGGCTATCAGCACCCACATTAGCCCGCTACTGTTACAGTTAGACTCAACGGCGTTTCGCTCACAAAGGTGCGGCTGCATTTCTGGCATCCGCTTGCAGCAATCGCATTTACGGTTGCTCCTGCTGCTATGCTCACATTCGTCGGGGCTGTAGCCGAAGCGATAGGAATGGTGAATGTGCCACTCAATGGTTGAGATTTAGTGCAACAACCACCGTTGCACGGTACATACGAGATAATACCCTGCACACGGAATGTTGCCGCATACTGACCTGCACCCACTTGCGACACGCCTACCAACGCAAATTGTGGGGCGAATACGGGTGTATTCTCCACACACGTGGGATAGCATAGACGTTGGGTGATGTTCACTTGCACATAATACGGACTTGCCGTACTGCCTGCCGCCAACACAGGCGTAATAACAGGCGATTGTAATTTGTTCATACTCTCTTGATTTTAAGAGTTACTGCCACCTATTTACTTAATACTCTGAGGAAGCATCGCCGGTAGCATTAGGCTCGCTATCCTCGCCCACCTGCGCAGGTACAAGGGCGTTGTATAGTACGTCCACCTTTGCCAGCAAGTCATCCACCTTGCCGTGCATAAGGTTCATATCTTCCGACATACTCACGATATTCTCATTGATTGCATCGAATATCGTCCGTGGTTGTTTGTTGTTCTCCATTATCGTAGAAAATTAGTGATTAGTATATTGTCGCCATACTGCTTAAGCATAGCGTTTAGTTTCTCGGCTGTTACCGCCACGCCCCGCTCACGTTGCCGATTGACAAAGTCTTTCAGAGACCGCTCCAACTCACGCGCTTCCCGCTCGTCCATGGCATACACGTACATATCTATCTTATATGGTTTCAGCATACTGCACTATGGTATAGGTGGTACATCAGCAGGAGCGGCAGGCGTAGGAATGGATATGCCCGACTTGCCCATCATCGTTCGGGCGATATTGTAATAACCGAGCAGTTTGTCTTGGTTTTGGTCTATCCACCCGAGAATGCCCAACGCCGTATCTTTGGCTTGTGTCAACGCCGATACACCCTGTGGGTCGTAGTCGGGCATATTGGGCATATCTTTCATAAAATACTCACATACTTCCGTGGCGGCTTTTACATCACCGCCGCATATCAGTAGTGCGGAACGTTTCAAAGCGTCTTTCGAGGTAGTCTGCAACAGTGTTACATCATACGAGGTCTTATTTCCAAACAGAGCCATAATTGTTATATGATAGTTACATGACGGTTACATGATGGTTACATGATTAAAAGAGGTAGTACCCCGCTTTCGAGGTACTACCATTCCTTGTTTAGTTGCCACAAGTATCACACCCGCAAGGTTGTGGTGCGCTGTAGCGTTGTACACGCAGGAAACTCTCGTTGCCGATAGCGGAGTTGATTCCGTTGTTTTGGTTGATAGCAGCCGCCAATGCCAGAGCCTCTGCCGTGGCAGAAGTCGTTGATTGCTGACCCTGTTGAGCCGTCGAACTGACATCCACATACTGCTTGATAGTCGGAGTATGCACGTTCTGCCAAGTCTCACGAGAGTTGCGCTCCGTCAGCATAAACTGCGACATCATGTTCAACGCATTTTGGTTACCTGCAACCGCTTGTTCGGCTGCTTTGGCACGCGCCTTGGAGGCTTGGTTCAGTCCCCAGCCCAAACCGATAGCAAGCAATAACGCTCCGCCACCGAGACCTGCTGCAAGACCGACACCTGTTGCCGCCATTCCGCGATTGCAATGTTGCTTGGTCATCAACATTACATCAGCAGGGCTTAAAGTATTACCGTCCATAATGATAGGTATTTGTCCGCATCTTTTCCCTTTTGCGATTGGTATCAAAACACTCTTTGTTTCGACACTGCAAAAGTACGGAAATAGACTATCACACACAAATAGTTGCCGGATAATAGCAGGATACTTATTGGATAATTAAGGATAATCTTTCCTCTATGGTACGGATTATCTTGCGATAGTAAGGTGATGTGGAACGTAGCGTATAGCAAATCGTGTTGTAATTTGCTATACATTCCATTTTCTTCCGGCCTATAAATTGAATAATCGCCACTACGGGCAGTCCTGCTTTTGTGCATTGATTTACAAATATAGACCGAGCGGCTAATATATCCGCCGTTCTATTTGTGGATAATATGAAGTCGGAAGATATTTCCGTTTCTTCTGATACAATTTGCAAGATTTTATTAAAAATTTCGCTTTTCATTTTGGATTTTGAATTATTTGTTGTACCTTTGCAGTCGCAGATGGATATAAAAAAACAACACGACCACCGATAGAATTACTCTCTGTCGCGGAGGTGGTCGTGTGCTACTCCAACATTCAACTGTCTGCAAACTACTGAATGTTGAATACTTGCGGCAGAGAGTTTTTTCTCCCTACCTTATATGATTATCTGATTTTAGTGGATAATTTAGATTGTCTGCTGCTAACCTCGAAATAGTCGAGGCGTGAGTCTTTGCTGACTTGCCCCGCAAGGATAAAGCGAAAGAAACGGCAGTCGGTTCGTTCCACGAGTGTTCCGATGTCGCGGAACTCCCCGCTTTTCTCCCGATGTCCGAGACAAGCCCACTTGCGTCCGTCATACGAACCAAACACATACAAACCGAGGATAGTGTCGTATGTCTTATCGGGGTCTATTACCTGTTCGGTGTGTGCGGGAATGATAGTATTGATAGAGAACAGGCTCCCCTCTTGGATGTCAGAGTACATCTTTTCAATGCCGCCTTGGTAGTATATCCTGCCCGTTTGGTTTTTGAGGGTTATGTACCACAGAGGTGTTACCAGTTTGAACTGCACATCGTCTCTTACCCACAAGGAAAAGTTTTCAAATTCAATCTTAAACTCGTACGTCCCCGCAGGCAAGATAACGTCATAGTTTGCTTCGTCAAAGGTGAATGCAATCTGCTGGGTAAACTCGTTTGTACCGCCGCCCTTGGAAACACTGCCGTCCTCGTTCAGTATATACTGGTTTTTATCAAACCGGACAGAAGACGATTTGGCAAACCAGACGACCTCGCTTTTCTCGTTATAGAGCCTTAAGTAAACATCACCGAGTTTGGTTGTTGCGTACTCAGCACCTTCATCACCCATATTTACATCTCCGATTATCTTTTTTACACTATCGGCATCGTTTTCAAGAGCGATGTACATCGGAAATGTTCCTCCAGCATTAATGTCTGCACCTTTGTTGTACAGCCTCTGCTCCGTCTTGTCGAATGGTATATGGAAACGCGTCTCGGGTACATTGGGGGTGTTGTCGTCTTTATATGTAGGGTCAGAAGGAATATAATTCTCCAACCTCAAAATCAACCGTGTGTTGTAGCCGTCGGGGACAACTATCTTACTGTAGTAGTTGCCGTTTTTCAATCCGCGATAGATACTTTGATACCTATCGTTCCAGTCAGCTTCGGGAACAGCATATCGCGGTTGTAACAAGTGGAGCGTATTCTGCTCCGTCTGACAGAACAGTTTGATAGGCATGGTTACAGACGACAATACTTTTCTGTGGAATAAGGTGGTATCACCACCATCCTCGGATATGTTTTTTTCCACGCTATCGCCTGTATCTACTGCCTCAATGAATTTCGTACGGCTATCCATTTGCAGGTCGCCATCGGATACGAAATCTGTATTGCGGAGCAGATAGGCGTATATGGAAGCGGAGAACCACACCTCAACCGTATAGGTATCACCTGGAGACAATTCTATGTAGTCTCCGTCTCCTTGCGGGGCAATATAAATGTCGATATACTCCTCGTTAATATCGGTATAAGTCTCAAACTCAATCCAGTTGTTATCGTCATTCTGCAATATATCCTCTCCCGTTTGGTTACGGATAACCCGCACACCGATATTAACCGATGTCTTGTCTTCCTGAATACGCAACGCCCCCTTGGCTGCTATACATATGTGTACGGCTGTACGGTCGGCAATTATATTGTTCTCTTTCCGAATGGTATTCAGATACGTCTCAAGGGCTGAGGTGGTAAAAGACTGACGATATACCACCTGTTCGGGAATGCTGTGTTCAAACACCCGTTCTTTGGAGTACTCCTCGGAAGCGCCGAAGTATGGAACGGACAATGTTTCCGTTTCCCCCTCTCTGCCGTACTCTGCGGATTTGAGAAATGTCGCCTTTTCTTCCTCACCGACATCTACGGTCTTGTACTCCTTTTTGCTGACAGCCTCCCAATAGCCTCGTGCAACAAGGCGATGCAATTCTTTGAAACCGATACTATCCAACTTGACCACGTGCGACATCACGAAGAAACCGTTGTCTGCATCGCTGTCTTTATCTACTTGGTACAACTCACCTTTCTCTACACGATACGATGTGGGGTAGTTGTTTACATACTGCTCCGCACGCATATCCCTGCGAGACCAGTTACCCTCTCTGTTGAGTATATACGTATAGCGATAGGCGGGATTGCTGACCATCAATTCCCGCTCGTTGTGATTGTAGTTGATAATACTGCCTTTTAAGTATTCCAAGAAATCCACCTGCGTCATACTATCCTCGGCGAGCGTAGTCTCATCCGGAAGGGCGGCAATACGTTTCATATAGTAGGCGTTCTTTGCTATCTTGGAAAAGTCTATATGGTTCCGGGTGGTGTACTTTACCCAGTCGCCCTCCATAGGTTGCCCTATCTCCGTAATCTGTTCGCCAGCAATTTCCATTAGTCCACGGTCGGTGGTGAAAACTACGCCCGTATCAATGGGCGTTACCGACCTTGCGTTATTGCAGACATCACGCGCAATAATACGCGAGTTGGTATAGGTCATCTCACCCGTTTCGTCCACAAACATCGCATATACGCCGTCTTTGCAGAATACGTATAGTGGAGCAGAACCCGTCTGCCCGGCACCTACAGCAACAGCATTCGACATCATTGCCACTATCTCCGCCGAGCCGACTTGGTAGGTGTTCTCCACGGGGAAATACATCGGGTTGCTTGTAGCACTCACTTTCAGTCCGTTGAGGTAACTCTCTGTAACGTTGCTCTCCTGCGGGGCTTGGTTGAAAGACGGCTTTGCGCCTGTCTGATACTCCGTAACGGACTTGGTGGCAACCTTATCCAACGATATGGGTTTAAGGTTGCCGTCCATATAGTAGGCGATGTTCAGATAGGGGTGTGCCTCCAACTTGAACTCTTTCTTGTAGAGTGTCATCGTTGTCCCGTTGGTATTCTCCAGAATACTAATGGTCATCTTCTTGGCACGGCTGTCGGGGAAAGTAAGGAGCGGGTCGAGCGTTTCTATAAAGTCGGCATAACCGTTGATGGTTTTGCTTGGCGTGAATGGAATGTACCGGCATACTATCTGCACGCCGTCGTCTGTATCGCACTCCACCTCTACATAGGCAGACACATCTCCCGCTTTCTTTATTGCCGTTACCAACTGCGAGCCTGCATATCTTGACAGAAACCGGTCGGTACGTTTTTCGGACAGCGTATCATCGTAGAATGATTTGAGATAAGGCAGCGAGCCTTTGAACCAACGGAAATTATCCAAAGCCGCATCATACTCTAACGAGTGGTTGTTGAGATGGTACACGTCTATCGGATAGCCATGGAACTGCGACTGTGTATAGTTGGCAATATGAAGACGACCGTTGTAGGTGTATTGTACTTTTGGGATATAAGAGTACCTATTTACGGCTTCCACTTTCAGCGTATCCTGCTGTGTAATGTTTTTCAACACACCCTCAAATTGCGGGTCTTGCAAATCTACTACAGGGTTTTTGAGCAAGTTCGGTAACTCGTCCTGCGTGTACTCACGAAGCAAATAGAATGGATTATGCAATAGGTCGTAGCGTATTTCCTTATCCCCGCGACGGTTGGGGATATATGACATATTAGCAACGGAACTACGCAGTATGGCGGTTACATTCAAGTGGTTTTTAACCTCACTCCGTGCGACATCCAATGTAACGCGACAACTGCCCTTGTCTTTCACATCCATTTTATAGACGGACGATTGCGGAGTAATAAAAATACATAGAGACTTGAATAGGTCTTTATTGTCGTTCATTACCTTTACGAGCGAACTATCAATAGATACGCATAAATTGCATCCGCGTATCTGGAACTGCCACGCATATTGTCCGTCCAACGAATACTGATGACTCGCGACTCCACCCGTACCGCCTTTAATACAATACGTATGTGCGCAAATACCATTGCGGAACGAACCAGCAGTATCTTCTCCTCCCTGTCGTGCGTGTTCGCGCTGATAATCTTTGCTGCCCGTGTATCCGTTTTCGTTGGTTAAATCAACGAAAGTTTGTTTCTGGACTGCTCCATATGCTGTACCTTTGAGAGTAACAGGTGTGCCATAAGAATTGTCACCAACCTTATGGCACTTGATTTTAGAAGCATCGACCTCTTTCCCGGGTATAAGCAATGCGCCACTATGAGAAAAACCTGCGTCTGATGTCAATTCGTCATAGCCGCTGTTCGTGGTATTGGTAGGCTCTTTGTGTACGTATCGGGGCGTTGCGGTGTTGTATGCACACTGACGTGGGAATATTATTGCGGGTGCGCTGGCGTACATATACTTACCGTCATAGAGTTTGATAGCAGCACACACAAGGAATGGGTCAGTAAAATAATTCTTCTCCAAAATCTCACCGTACATCTTAACCATAGTGTTGTGTAGTGTCTCCACTCCACCACCGGACATCTCCTCTAATTTGCCACCACCGACATATATGTCTTGTCCTGCGTTACCCCAATCACCGTATATACCCCATTTTCTCCAGCCATCCTGCCCGGTCTTATCCTCGGTAATTGTCCCCGCCTTGCCTGCGTCTGCATAGTTGAAATGTATCTGACCGAAAGGATAGAGTGTGCGGCTATCCTGCGAGCCGTTTAAGTCCACATTGAGAGCCTTATAATCATTGTTAGATGATTTGAACAGCAGGTATGTGAAACTATCTCCGTCAATGACAGTTAGCAAGTGTCCCGTTTGACAAATATACAAGTCATTGTTTGCGGGTGCGAGTTCCTTGGGTGTGGATAGTGACTCAAACTCTCCGTCTGCATTGATATTACCGAACCAATAGAGTTTGTTGTTTCGCACACCGAGCAGGTGGCGGTATATATTCGTATGTATGAATAGTTGCGTATAGGACACGCCGCTGGTGTTTGGCACATTGCTTTGGTAGTTCATAGAGAACACGTGTTTGCCGTCCCCGCTTGTACGCCACGAGCCGTCCTTGAAACGCAGGTTTACCAAGTCCTCGCATTGCCCGTCCTGCACACCTATCTTGGTTGCATTGTGAACAATGCCCTGCAACGATATTGCTTTTACTTGTTCTTTATCCATAGTAGTGCCTGCTTAAAAGATACGTGGAATACGGTCTATTATGGCGGGGAGCATACGGGACGAGTTGCGCTTGATGTCTTTGACTGCGTCCTCGTACTGCGCTTGGTATATCTCCGCCTCACTCGGATAGGCAGAGAGTAACCATTTCCAAATGATGAAATAGACGAGTGCGTCCTGTATGGACTGGTCTAATGGCTCTATAAAATTAGGATTGAGCGTCTTGTCCCATTGGATAATGTAGTGTATGCTCTCACGGAAGTCGGGCGTAGGGGCGAGGTTCTCTAATGTATCGCTGTCGCCATTGCCAGTAGCGAGATAGAGTACACGCTTGTAGAGGATGTATATACCCTTGTAGTACTGCACGGCAGGCACTACGCCTTTGGTAATGGTAAGTGTGGTGGCGTTGGCTTCCCATAGGTAGGCTTTCTCAATATGCTTGGTCATCTTACCGAGCGGGTCGAACACTTTCGCCATTGCTGTGCGGGCAAACGAGTGGAATAGGTCGTCCTCGTCCTTGGTCATACTGATAAGGTCGAGTAAGTGCGGGGCGTTCTCGGAATTGCGGTGCTTGCCGAGGTAGGACGTGCGTTTGTGTACCTCTTCTTGGAGTAGTGCCAGCGGGTAGTAGAAATGCAGAATGTCGGTGGTCTCGCCCGAACAGCAACCGAGCATATCACACCACGGAGTGCGATACGGCTGTGGCTGTTTCGGCTCTATCTCAACGTATTGAGTTTTACAAGATGAACGTGCGTACATAGTCTATTGTATTTGTTGAGGTTGTTGATTGGGTTGCTGGGCGACTGCCTGCTGGATACTATCAAAAGACGGAGCCTCGCCTCCCTGCTGGACTTGTTGCATAGCCTGCTGTTGTGCAGCCATTTTCTCTTCATTGGCTTTCTTTACTTGCAGTATCTTGTCTGCACCATACAAAGCAGTAGATTGCAGCCACGTATCAGCGTCAATAGCCCCCTGCTCAAACATCGTTTTTAATGTATCTTCCATTTGCATACGCACAATACCGGATGAGGGGGCTTGTACAATGGATAAATCAAACTGCGTTTGTCTTATCTTGTCAGCATCGTAGTATTTGGCTTCTTCGGAATACTGATGTCCCGCGATATTCATATAGCGAATCCCTGTATAGTATTGCTGCATCAGCATCATCATCTTGCGGTCGCGTTCCAATATTAGCCCGTTAAACCATTGCTCACCATCGCAAGTGTTATTGTTGGAGTTCTCGGTTTCCATCATATAACGGCTTGCCGACTCGTGCGAACCGCCCTTCTCCCCACGTGCTGCATCGGTAGAACCAGACTGCTGGTTTATCATTTCTATGTATGTGGAGAGCATTTGATAGTCGCTGTTCGTACCACCATCGTCTGTAAAACGTGCAAATACATTATTCACATTACCCACACCTTTACAACGCAATGCAGCAATACCCTTTGGGGATGTATATTTTCTTGCAAACTCATCAACGGTCATATCGCTGTCTTCCAACACATCGAGGTCTATGATACCAAACCCTTTTGCTTGGTTCATACGTATATACTCCATACGCATAACCAAACGGTTTACCATATCTTGTGCAGGAATAAGGTCGTAAACAAGAGATTGTACCCGCCCGTCTACCATAGGATAACCACCGATAGCCCAAGGGTGGCTGCCGTGAGCATAAGGGGAAACGGCTTGGTAGAGAATGTGCCCGCAAGGCGTAAGAAAACGCACGACCCATTCTGTATCTACACGATATTCGTAATCAATAGTGGCTGCATCGGCAGGGTCTCCCCCAAAGGCTGACATTTCGCTTTGTCTGCGATTATTTTCTGCAATGATACTGTTAAGTTGGTTTACATTGATTACGTATGGCTCGTCGTCCAACGGGTCTGTGCATACATACACCTCGGATTCTTCGCGTCGCCAAACTTCTATAACACGATACTTGTAATTCTCATATGGAGTATAAAAAGAGTATTTACGTTGCGAATTATCACGACTGAATTGTTGGTTTAGCGGGTATGTCCGTTGTACCTCGTCATAGGCAGATAGTAATGCCCGACGCATAGCAGGAGTTTTTGCAAATTTAGACAGAATTTCCAACAGACTAAATTCGTGCAATTTACCGATAGTAGAAATGTTTTTGAAATACAATCCCGATGTGTTGTTATCCCAAAACATCTTATTGATGTCTTCGAGGTCAATATATACATCGGATAGTTTACGATTGCTATCAAAGTCATACCCTACCCTGTAGCATGGAAGAGCCGATAAAAGAAATTCACGATAACCATCGGCATTCGCGCGATAAAGATTGTTGTTTTGATAAACATATTGCATGGCAACACTCATCATCTCGCCGAGTTTCTGTTCGTCTCTATCTCGCGCCAAGGTTAAGTCCTCTAATTTCTGTTTCTCGTACACACCTATCATTTGACGAATGCGAGATGTGATGATATTCATTTTTAGCGGGGTCATTCCTTGCTTTATAGCATACTTTTCCAATGATATTTGCCCACATCCGTCTGGGTCTGGCACCAATCGGGAAAGTTGATTGCCAAAATAATAGTCTATGCACTCTTGTCTTTTCTCCCGAAAGTCTTGCAGAGAAGAATACATATGTTCACACTCGTTGAGCAAGGTAACGTTTTTTGAAAGCATTACCATATCACTCGGAGTTTCATGCATTCTACTCTTGCGGCCTGGGAGCAATGCCGATTTGGAAAATTTCTTATAATTATCTCTTGTAACCTTAATCCTTGCCATAGTTTCGAATTTACATACACGGCAAAAATACAACAATTTACGCAAAATGTTGGTACATTTTGCGACTATCTTTCCGTAGTGTTAAAATACTCCTCTACCTCTTGCCTAAACTCCTCAAACGTCCTGCATACCACCACCTTGTTGCCAAACGCTTGCAGGCGGGGGATAACCTCTTTCTGGTGGTCGGATAGCCTGCCAGCCTTGCCGTTCTTCATCTCGATATATAATGCGTGGTAGCCGTTCCTGCCGATAGGTATGCACAAGTCTGGTATGCCATGGCACACGCCCTCGGCGACTAACTTGCGGGCAGTAGTCTTGGTGGTGTAGGCTCCGTTGGGTATCGCATAGCAAAGTACATCGGGATAACCCAAACGCAACCAACGCAGGCACTCCACCTGCAAGGCGTGTTCCGTGGGAGCGGCTTTCCCGCTGTTCTTCTTCTCCCAAAGGGTATGTAACTCGTCTATGGTCATTGTTCTGTTATATACATACAAAAAAGCAACTAAACTCATTGAGAATAGTTGCTTTAATTGTGGCGATTTCGCCTTAATTAGAATGCTAAACGAGATATTACAAATCCAATTTAGATTGTGCTGGTGCTTTGATATGCTCAAACACCTCTTTAATACTATAAGAATAATTCACATAAGTGTGAAAATCTTCGTTATATTTCTGTATGATACGTAATCGAACTCGCAGAGCATCTCCTTTACCAAATCGCTCTCCTTTATTGATTGCTTTGGTCAGTGCGTCATCTTTAACATACATAGAAATAGGAAAACCATTATATACAAAGCGCCATTTACTTTTCCCCTCAAAACTTAATGAGGTGATAGTCAGAGTAGCCTCTTCTTCCAATGCTCTTTCTTCCGGCAAATTTACTTCCGTGTCAAAATCAGTATAAATATACTCCTTAAATTCTTCTCGCTTGAAAGAGGTGCTATCTATATCCTTATTTGTTTTTTCTCCAAATGAAATAGTTAATCCCTCCACATTATCATCCTCACTCGCAGTCTCTATGGATTTAGAAATTGCTTCTCGTGTAATCGGTTGATTATATACGTTTACGATTTGTTTCGATATTACCGTGTCTTTATTAACAGTAAGACTACCTTGTTCTTTTTCTGCAATAGGTTTTCCTTTGAAGTTTTTGTATAATTTAACGACACCGCTTACTATGGTTACTAATCCTGCAAGATAGGCTATTCCTTCTCCCGAAAATAGTGTGCAGAGTGTCTCTTGTATAGAAATATCAATAACAAATGAGCCTTTCTTAATAGCATTCACTCTCATCTTAACCTCACGTTCTCCTTGCCCATACGACTGATTTGTTATATTTATGAGATTTTGATAATGAATGAGTGCATTGATAAGGGTGTTCGCATCTACTTGATGTGATTGCCCATCAAATTTAATCTCCATACTTTGAGTACTTGTTGCCATAACCAATAATAGTTAATAATTTTGCGTTGCAAAATTACTACAAAATTTCCACATACACAATATGTTATGTAACATAGTGGTTATTTCCATTTTGGAAATACCGCAACTATTCTCAATATGTCAAAGGTCGCTTTGTTATCTATTCTAAACCCACCGATTTCGGGGGATTTATCCTATTTGCTGATTTGCGCAAAATGGTCTATTCAATCTCAAAGTCCTTGCAGGCGAGTTGGTCTTGGGAACGGTAGATATTCCGCTGCTCGCAATAGCCGTCTGCAAAGAACGCACAAGCGTAGCAAGTATAATCAGTCGTCATAAATCTATGCATTATAATTGTCAAACGCTTGCCGTCTGTTGCCGTAGGAGGTATAGGATACGTGTATCCATTTTGCACCTGCTTTGTTGGTCTCATATAGGAGTTGGTCAAACACACCGTGGTCAAGGATAGCGTTGTACAACTTGCGCAGGTTCTTCACCCCTTTCACCTGCAAGTCCGCTGCTTCACCGCGCAGGTGTTGGCTCGTAGGCTTGCCGCCAACGGCTTTGTTGAGTGCCGGGCAACGATAGCCGCTTGTGATGTATATCGGCGAACCGAAAGCCACGCGGGCAGGTTCGAGGACATTGCGACATAATGCACGCAGGTTGTCCACCACCTCTTGCGATGGCGTATTATCGATATGGTTGCGGTCTGCCGTCTCGGAGCGGACAAACTCGGCAAGGGTAAAATGTTCGGTCAGTTGCATCAGTCTTTGTCTGTTATGATGTACCATATACCCATGCATAGCAGCCCAACCGCAAGAGCGGGAGCGGCTATCACTTGGCGGGCAATGTACGATATTTTATGAATTGTCGTTCTCATTGTTGCGGGTCATCATCTTGATTGTCAGTACTAACGGGCAGTATCAGACCAGCCTTGAGCATATCCTGCTCCAACTGCTCAACCGTAACGGGTTCGGGCGGAATACTCTTGCCAATGGGGCAAGGGCGGTTGGTACAATAGTAATGCCTTATTCTGTCTATCACCTGCATGGCAGAGTTGTACTTGTTGGTCAATAGACGCACATCGTTCTCCAATTCATGTTGCCGCTTGTAAAGGTTATCCACCTGCTCGTTCTTCTTGACGATATGCTCGCGTGCCTGTTTGAGTTGCTCCTCGGAACGGTCTGCCAACCCACGCCAACGCTCCACCTCGCTGTTCTCTGCCTCGTTGTGGGCAATCACCTCCGCACGCTGTGCCTCCGCTGCTTTCAGACGCTTATTCTGCTGAAAGTAGAATACACTACCACCACCCAGTGCACCGAGCAAGGCACAGACTGCTGATACTATCACGTTAATCCATTCCATACTTGTCTTTGTTTCTTGTGCCACGTGCGGGCTATCACCTCCGCACGGGCTGTGCACTACGGTATGGCTTGCATACAATAGCGGCTTGTTTTTAGAGTTCAATGCCCTCTACCTTTGCACGCAGTTCCAACACTGCCATGTAATCGTGCATGGCACGCAGTTGGAGATTATAGATTGAGCGAGGGCATTGAGGAGTGAAATCCAATTCGCACCTATCCCACTTCTTAGTCATTGCTACGAGTTTATCGATACGGATTCGTAACTGATGGTACTCGGCTGCAAAACGCTCCTTGTAATCGTCGCTACACATCATGGTATCCGTTTCTTGTAATTCTTTCATTTTCGTATAGTTTTAGTGTGAAACATACTTCTTGACCACCCACCACGCTATGCGGAGGAGGAGTAAGACAACGAATATCCAAAAGCCCCACGACACCACCGAGTAGTACTTTGGCACATAGCGTTCTCGCTGCACCTGCACCTCGTGGCGGGTATCGACGATAGTGTCGTGCCGCTCCACTATCTTATCCCGCCAGCGTATCGACCAACGCTCACGCCATACCGTGTCGCCACGCGCATGGATAAACACACTGTCTTTTTCGTAGGTCTGTATCGTGTCGTGGTGGTAGCGGGTTACTATGCTGTCCCGATACTCTACGCTCGGTAGGCACTCGCAGGTCTTGCAACTATTCAGCAGACACAGCCATATCAGGCATATCACTATACCTGCTACTATACGCAATATCTTTACGAGGTCAATCTGCATTCTGGTATATCGGTGCGTTCAACATTTCACGCTGCATACGTTCTTCTTCCTCTTTGAGGTGCTGCTGATACTCTTCTTCGGAAACTAATTGCCAATCACTCTCATTAGCATCATCAGGCAGACATATTATCTTACTAAATAAATCACCATTGCGGTACCAATAACCTGTTTCTGTTTTTAACTTTTTCATATTAAGTCAATTCTGTTATTATCCATCCCTTATCGGTCGCAATCTTAATATCTTCATCTTTCAGAACGGAGAAACTTCCACATTGTAATATGTCTTTATACTTACTATGATTGGGGTCGTTACTATAATCCCACAGTAATGTGAAAAATCTGATATAGTTATCTCGTGTTGTTAAATCGACAACATCTATAAATGTTTGTTTATGACGACTTCTACTCTTCCCGTAATTCCTCAAGCCTCCGAAGTTCCCCTTAATGGTGAATATATTTGCTTTATTATTTCCGCTGATTTCGTAAAAGAAACTTGCACAATCTATCTCATTCATATCTCCAATAATCGTTGTTCCTGAAAGCATATTCGCGTTGTATTTTGTAGTCGCCGATGTAATTATGTTGAGATTGTTCAGAGTTGCATCTTGCAGGAGTTGTGTTACAGAAACTGACCTACTACAATCAATGTTCAATGTTGTACCAGTGAAATCTATGTTTTTGGTATTAAACATAATATAACCATTAGAAACATAGAATGTTTGGTTTGAATATGTAAATTTACCACTCGCCTGTTGGAACATTCTTGTATAATCAAAGTACCCCAATTTCTCCCAATCAACAGGCGGTAGTTCTGTTCCGCTGTAATAAGTCAATTTTCCCCCATTCTTAATATACTCTGTCATCACATCCTTGGTTGTGTCAGCCTTGAAACCACCTTATCCAACTGCCTACCCTCATCGGGTGTTACCTCCGTTGTGCCATTCTTTGTTATCGTTACCTCTTTTGTTTGAGCGGGTAATGGTTGCACGTCCACATTAGCCAAGTCGTACTCGCTGACCACGTGTTTGCCATTCTTGGTAATAGACAGAACGCGGCTGTGTTCCATAGGAGAACCTATGGTTACATCCAACTCCTCCTGCGGGGCAACCTCCACATCGAGTGTATCTATATGTGTGAGTACGTCTGCCATGGTTATGCTTTTTTGATGGTGAGTGATGTAGCCCGTACCTCTGCGTATTGTCGTCGTAGAACATCTGTTGCAGGGTTGTGGTGTCGTATATCTCGAGTATAGCGTTGCCTACCTTGAGTTGTTTGGTCTGTTCGGGTGTGAAGTCGAACACGCAGGTGGGTCGTTGTGTCTCCTCTCCATTGACGATGTCGGGGACGAGTACGCACTCGGCGGTCTGTTCCGCGCGGCAGTCCGCTTTCTTGGCATTGTAGTACAGGCAAGCCGTGTAGGTCGTGCCTACTGCAAGTCCGCTGCCGTAAGAACGTATCTTACAATGCACGCCTTGGTTGATTATACGATATGTTTTTGGCATACTACTCTGCTGTTTCCGTTTGTGTGGTTTCTGTCCCCGCTGTTTCTTTTGCTTTGCGTGCTGCGTTCCGTTGTGCTTTCAATGTCTCGGCTTCCTCGTTCGTGATTATCCTGTATGTCTCTGCATACGCATAGCGCAACGGCAGCGACAGACCACGATACGAATGGAAGTCCTCTATCGGGTCGCCCTCCGCATAGCTGGTTATCTGATAGCCCTCATCTGTACGCAAGAGAAAATACGAAAACGCTTCACCCACGCTCGCTATATGGGGCAATGTGCTTAATTCCTGTCGTGTCATATCAATGTGAATTCTTGTAGTTTTGTGCCGCTTGCATTATAGATAGAGAACGGCATCTTACCAATATCGTCTATACCTATCCTATGCTCCATATACGATACCTTATCCGAAATCCCTGCGGGGTTGAAATGTGAGAACCACTCCGCAAAGTCTTCACCAATATGTATGCGTATCACGGGGATAGACACTACTCCTTCGAAGTTGTCATACGATTGTATTTCATCGTAGAACTCTACCTGCCACGGTTTGAAATGCTGTGCATGAGCGGTTTTCTCGCCATAGTGCCAGTATTTGGATAGGATGATAGGATAGATATTCTCACCAGACAACATCCGCAGCGTCTCACTTCCCCCGTCTGCCTCGTAGTCGTAATTGTCGTAGTATAGCATTATGGCATTAAACAGATACTCGCAGACTTTCTCATTCAGCAACTTTCCTTTGCTCAATATCTGTTCTATGGTCATTGGCATTTCAAAGCGGGTACGCTTGTAATTCTCCAATCGTTGCAGGGTACCACACAACTCCATATAGCCATTCAGCACTATCTCGGGAGACGGCACATCTCCCGAAGTGCCATTGACACATTCAACACTCGCACTCCCAAGACTGATACTTGAATGTGTGTGGTTAATCGCCGCTTTTCCGTTAGCAATCTGGGTAGCATTATCGGCTGTTGCTTGCGCTGCCTCTGCTGCCGTTTGGGCTAATTGCGCCGTCTGCAAAGCCGTACCCGCCGTATCTTCCACCTTGTTAATCAACTCCGTATGGTTGTTTGCCAATGCTTGCGCACCGTTTGCTACACCCTCCACTCGGTCAAGACGCTTCACGTTGTCTTGGCTGCGGGTATTGGCACCGTTGGCCACCCCCTCCACATTGTCGAGACGAGTTGTGTGTACATCCGCCAAAGCTTTTGTAGTTTTCGCCGTACCCTCTACGCTGTCCAAACGGGTTAAATTGTCTTTGGAGCGTTGGTTTGCTTCATTCGCAGTACCCTCAACAGCGTCCAAACGTTGCTCATTTCTGTGCGCTAAGGTATCTACGGTAAGAATATCCGCTGTATGCTTATCCAAAGCCGCTTGCAAATCGGTTTGGTCTTTGAGTTCGCCGGTAATTTCTCCCCAGATGACATCGGTGTTTTTGTCACACCTGCAATCGCAGGTATCCTTCTTGTCGCAGTATGCACACATACGCGGGTCTTTTCCGTGTGGGCAAGTAGCATGTATCATTGCAGTATAGTGTTTGCTTTGTTTTCGTATTTCTCCATAAAGACTTTGGCAGCGTTGACATCTCCGATAATCTCCTCTACATAGGCAGCGCACACCAAAACGATAAAATCCTCAACAGCCGACTGCACCTGCTCGGCAGGGATATGGCTGTTGATATAGTACAATGTTACAGGCAGGGTGAATGTACCGCAGGCACACTCGCAACCGCAGGACGCGGGGTAGGAGTACAACTCCAACTCGGCGGTCTCGGGAGAATAGACCACTACGGGTTTGGAACAGCCGCCACGTGTATGTGCGTTCTGCTGCAACAGGTAGATAGGGTCGGCGGTGGAGATGAACGCCGTTACATCACGCTCCCAAAAGCAAGCGTCGTCCCGCAAACGGAGCAGACGCCAGTACTCGTCAATACCTGATATATGTCCTACGCCTCGTCGGTCTATGACGGCTTTGAGTTGGTCGGCGGACACATCTTTGGCGAGAAGCGTAGCGGGGAGGTTGTTGAGACAGAACCACGCGGCTTTGTCGAGTGTCTCCTCTATGTAGGATACGATAGGTTTGACCTCGTCGTAGTCCGGGTCTCCTGCGGCTGCTATGAAACCGTTAGGTTCGTCAAATGGACTTATCTCGTCCAACTTTGCCTTGACTGCCAATATGTAACCATCGCGGGTCATTGTAGGTTAGGAAAGGAGATGTTTAGTTTCTCGGCGGCAAACAGAGCATCCTCTTTGGATTTTAGTGTTTCCTTGTCGATACCATACTCCGAGACAAGTACCTTGTTCGCTTCTTGCGTCCGATGTACATCAGGGTATTCTTTGTCGAAAATGTGTGCTGGTTTCGGTTCTTCTTCAACCTCTCCGCTCTCAATGAAAAAATACTTATTGAAATCGGGGTGGCGTTCCAAGGCGTCTGCAACATTCTTGTCGTTCGTAACAAAAACACCGCAATTCGCCTTCTGACCCATATCACGAAATCGCACAGAGTACATTTCCCCTGCGACTGGTATGAATATAGTTTTGACACGTTCTATGGATAGGTATTTTTTCATAGGAAAAAGGATAAAAGCATAAGTAGTGGCTTTCTATGCCACCACTTATGCTAATTAAAGAATTTAGGCTGCCAAACGAACCTTATCCTTGGAGCCGTCGGGATTGTCTGTCTGCGTGCCGTCATGCATAATAATCAGACGGTGGCACTTTGCATACTTGAGGACGATAGAAGAAATCTCACAGCAACGCAATACTTTGCTATCCTCAATCATCAGTTTGTCGAGGTCAAGCATATCCTCGTCCATTGCACGGAATACCACACGCTCGATGTTGGCCTTGTCGAATACGAAAGCCACATTACCGAAGCCCAACATATCGAACAACGCGTACGGCTTGTTAGAAATGGTGTAGTTGAACAATTTCCACTCCTGCCAGTCGTACGTAAACTGACGGCGGGTAGCATTGGTGCTAACCTGCTTCTGCATGCTCTTGAGAGAGAATAGAGCCGATGCAAAGTCCATACCTGTCAGCATAAAGCGACGCTCCGAACCACGGTTGCCGACAAATACATCGGACATGGTGGTAATGATAGACTCGTCCGTAAGGTCGCCTTTCCAAATCTCGATAGGAGCGATACCCTCCTCAAGCAACTGCTCAAACAAACCTCCAAGCGTGCGAATATACTTGTTAGTGTTCGGGTCAAGGAAGTAACCTTTGTGTCCCCACAAATAGGTCTTCTCAATCTCAAGCAGGAACTCGCGGGTAAGGGTCTCTTTGATGTCTGCCAAACCCCAGTTCACATTCTTCTCGCTGTCGAGGAATACGTTGGTAACAGAAGCCTGCACCATAAACTTCTGCATAAAGTGCTCTGCGGGTTCGGGAATAGACTGGTTCGGAGCAACGTGAGAATCCTCCTCTGCAAGAGCGTGTCCGAGGATAATTATCTCGGTGTTTGCAGGAATGGTGATGGTTGTCACATTTAGGCTTTGTGCCGGATTTGCGTTGGTAAGCACAGCATCAACCGTATGAGCCTTGCGGTCAATAGCGCAGACATACGCACTGAGAAAATAGAACTTGTGAGGTAAACCGTTCCTGTCGTAGCCGGGCACGTTCTTAAAGATTACTTGGTCGGTCAGGTGAAAAGTGTCCTCATTGGCAACAGGAATAGTTTGGATAGCCGTTTTGGAGAACACTTTCGAGCCACCGACTTGGGCAGCCGTAATTTCCACCTTGGATGTTACCGTGTCCGCAGAACGGCGTTGGTCAATGGAGAAACTATCAAATTTCATTGCTTTGATTTGACGATACCCCATTTCGCGGGTGATTTGGTTGATAACCGTATCGGGATAACCCATAACGGTTACATCTTTATCGAAAGGGGTGTGCAACAGGTCTGGTACAGCCTCCTCTGTCAAACCTGCGGACAGCGTGGCATTGTCAATATGCTTGCCCGCTCCGTCTGTACCGGGATTTACACCCGGCGTTTGTGTACCCACATTCAAAGGGGCTTGCGCTCCGGTGATAGGGTCGGTAATAATTTGTTCTGCCATAAATTCAGGAATTTTGGTTGGTTAGTATATTGTCGATTAGTCAGCCAAGCGTCTGCGGCGTTCTGCAATCGCAGCAAGAGAAGCGGGGTCTTTCTTTGCGCTTGGGGCACCACCCGCACCCTGCGAATGAGGAATGCCATCCGTGCCTGTATTGCTGCGTCGGTTGCGTTCTGTCAGTTGTGCATTACGACCACGTGCTTCGGCTGCAATCAAATCATCGTCAAAAGACAATGAACGAATAAGTGCAACATAAAAGTCTTTATTTGCACGGAAATCGGTTTCGCCATCTCCACTCGCGTTGTACTTTTGTGCAAGTGCATTGGTGGTTTCCTCAGGGTCTTTACCCAACTCCTCACACGCACTGACAAACGCCTCGCCTGCCTTTACTTTCAGTTTTTCTTCAGCAGCTTTTTGGTCTGCGAGTTCTTTCTTGCGTTTGGAATAAGTAGGAGAATCGATTTTGCCCGTAAGCAAATCAATCAAGTCCTCACCGAACTCTGCAAAAGCCGCTTCGGGCTCCTCACCGTCTTGCGGGTTTACAATGCGATTGATAAAGCGTGCAGCTTCAGGAGAACTTTGGATAGCGTTCTCTATTTTGCGGTAACTATCGGCGTTACCCTTGTTTAGTTCATGCTCCTTGTCATACCCCTCACGAGACGCTTTGTATAATGCTTCTCGGTCGCCTTTAAGGTCTGGATATTTCCCCTCCATACCTGCGAGCCAAGCATCTTCTTCAGGAGTTTGCGAGACCACAGGCTGTCCTTTGGCATTCTCCGCATTATTGTTTTTTAGTTCATCCTCTTTCATAAGAAAAGCAATTAGAATTTGCTGCAAAGTTACACCTTATACCCGTGCAGTTTGGTACATATTGGGAATACGTTTGGTACATATTTGGAATATCTGTACTTTTGTTGTATCTTTGCAGTGTTTTGACAAAAGACCTGACAATAGAACGTGATGCCGAACTGCGTAAGCGGGTAGAGGATATGTTGGACGGCACGATAAACTGCCAATACTACGACTGGCAGTCGGTTGTTATGCTGATAGCCAAACAGGACGCACCGAAATTTTATATTTCTCCGAAGAAAGCGGAGCAGTATGTTTGCCATTATTACCGTGGCAGGTATCTGCTCAAAGGCACCTTGGGGCGTGCAAAGATACAAGACCTTGTAGAAAACTATGAGCGTTTGAAAGAGCAATACCCTCAAAAACCGCAAAAATTCATTTGGCAGACATTGGCGGATAGTCAAGCAAAGTCATTCTATTTATCTTACAAATCTATAAAATCAATAATCCGTGGCTACATCAAACGAGAGGACTGCGTCTAACAAAGTCTTACAAGACGCATTACGAATTGAGAGTGCAAAACATACACGCAATACAATGCAGAAGGAGGTCGCGAACCTTAAAGCCCTGCTCCCTGTATTGCAGAATGAGAATGCACTCCCTGATGAGTTGGTTATTCCTATGCACAATATCATTGCGATTGTTCCCGAGGAGCAATATCGCTTTTTAGGGAATATCCGACAACTATTCTCCCGTTTGCCCGTAGAGGTGCAGAATATGGCTGGTGTACGCTATATCATAGACCGATTGGATAAAATGAGCAAAAGCAGCGTCAATACAAAGATACAGGAGACTGATTTGTCATTGTATTGGTCTGCATATCGCAAGTTTGTATATCTGTATGGCTGCCCAGATACCAACAAGCAACTATCTATTCAAAAGCGAATGCAACGTGCTTTGTATGATGTTGCTCGTCTTGTCATAGCCAAACGAGAACAGGGAATAATTACAGCGACAAAAATCATTGGAGATGGTCGAGTATCATTGGGATAATCCACAAAGTATCATAGAAATTAACAAGGAGCGGATTGCGCAAAACGCCGCCTTGTACAATCCGCTCGTGGGGACTATTGTGAGCGCAGATATACCACGCACACAGATAAGTATTCCAGACGCTCCTATTCCCAATATGCTTATTCCTCGCGAAATGGAAAGCGAGTTGATTGTGCAGTCATTACGAAAGGGAAGAACTTTACGTAATACGGCACGTGGTTTATTCGGCGGAGTGCAAGACGCAATGGATATGCTTCGGGTTTGGAAAACATTTATACGTTGCCGTCAGCGATATGATTTTGAATTTTGGTGTGCAACCAAATGGCATATCTACGACAAAGAGACGGCGGACTTGGTTCCATTCATACTCAATCGCCCGCAAAGAACGGTTCTTGTTCCCGCATTGGAGAAACTGCGCAAAGCGGGCAAACCTATAGACATCATTCTGCTGAAAGCGCGGCAATGGGGAGGCTCTACTTGTATTGACGCATATCAAGCGTGGATACAAAATGAATGGCGCACAAACTGGAACTCCGTCATTTGTGCGGATGTGGAAGACCAAGCCAAAATCGTATTGGGTATGATGGATACGGCTTTTGAACATTACGATGTTGATTTGACCGGAGAGGAAAAGCCCGAGTTGCGTCCTTATATGAAATCCAACAGCACACGCAAGATTTCCACCAATGGTGCTACCGTCTCTATCGGTTCTGCACAAAAACCCGAAAAGATACGTTCTCAGAATATCAAAATGGCACACCTTACCGAGGTAGGACTATGGAAAGCCACTGCACAGAAAAAGCCCGAAGACTTGATACAATCCATCTTCGGGTCAATCAACCCAGGTCCATACACAATGAAAGCCCTTGAGTCCACGGCAAAAGGCGTGGGCAATTACTTTCATCATACGTATCAAGCCGCAAAGAAAGGCAAAAACAATTTTACCCCCGTATTTGTGGCGTGGTTTCAAATAGACATCTATCAAACCTCCATACCTAACTATGGCGAGTTCATAGAGACTATGAATGAGAATGAAAGGTGGTTGTTTACATTAGGGGCCACATTAGAGGCTATTGCGTGGTATCGTATCAAAGACAGGGAATTTGAGGGGGAGCATTGGCGTATGTGTTCCGAGTTTCCATCTACGGATATAGAGGCTTTCCAATCAACAGGCAGCAATTTCTTTCCTAACGAATACGTGGACGAACAATACGAGCATTGTCAAGAGCCGTATTTTGTGGGAGATATTTGCGGACGCGAGCCAAAGGGGCAGCACGCTTTGGAAGATTTGTACTTGGAAGCAGACCCGAAAGGCAGATTGAAAATTTGGAAAGAAGCCGACCATCAAACAAAAATGCACAATCGATATTTAGTAACAGTCGATTTGGGCAAAGGGCATACGGCATCCGCCGATAACTCCGTGATTTGTGTGTTTGACAGATACTGGCAAATAGAAGCGGACGGATTGCCCGAGGTTGCCGCAGAGTGGGCGGGACACTTGGATATAGACCTGCTTGCATGGAAAGCCGCACAAGTTGCCACCTATTATAATAATGCACTACTCGTAATAGAGAGTAATACCATTGAAACGCATACGATAGACTATTTCCGTACTGTGTTGGTGGAGATAAAAGATTTCTATCGCAATCTGTACAAGCGTGCTGCAAACAATACCAGTGACGACTCAAGCAAAATAGAGCGGTATGGCTGGAGTACGAATAGCAGTAGCAAACCGCAAATCTGCTCTATGCTAAAGATGTGTTTGCGTGAGGGACTATATTACGAAAGGTGCAAAGAGGCGGTGGACGAAATGAAAACCTTCGAGGAGAAACCCGATGGCACAATGGGAGCCGTTGAGGGTTGCCACGATGACCGAGTTATCACTCGTGCAATCGGAATGTATTTTATATACAAACCGCTAATGGGGGCTGTTCGTTTTTGCGAAGAACACAAGCCAGAACCTATACCCGACGCAAGATTGTTTAATGAATTTACATTATAAGGCTATGAGAGTATTACAACAAATTGAAGAAACAAAACAAGCATATCACTTGTTCAAACACATACACGCCTTCGCCAATTACGATAAAGAAATTGCAGGATATAAGTATGCTATCCAGTATGGTCGGCTATACTTTGAGCGCAGCCGATACAAAAGGACGGGAGATATAGACCTCGCGGAACGCTCCCGCAGAATAGATGCTATCATTGACGAATACAAGAACCCGAAAAAATACAAGGCATATATTCAGTTACTGAAAGAATTGCAAAACGGGTTGATAGAAGCCAATCGCATAGGGCTTATTTACGGAGGAACAGGACGGGATATTGTTACACGGCAAAGAATTAGTGATACGGAGACTGCCCACTACCAGCAGGCAATGGGCAGTCTCGAAACATTGATACCATTGGTTATTTCGCACCCTTTCCTTTGGCGGATTGTTTTTCGCTGGCACGTTTAATTTTGGTGTTGATTTCAAGATATTTCATAGCGAATGTATCCATACCGATGTCTTCTGCTGTTTTGTTGCCGTCATTGGCATAGCCGAGATATTTGGATATTTCCTTAAAGAGTTGGAGTTCCTCTTGGAAACTCAACTCTTTTTTTATGACGGCTTGTTTGAAATGTAAGAGAATATGCCCTGCCATAAGGCGCATATCCTGTTTTTGCAGGTCAGTATCGCTACGCTCGGCATTAGTCGGCTTGCCGACAGTCCTCGGAGAACGCTTACTGACCGGATAATCATTTTCGCTTACCACCTCCACATCAGCAGTCGGTACATCAACGACAGGAGCAGCCGCCCTTGCGGCTTGCTCCATCCTCGATTTTAATCTATCTTGTTCCATTCTCTATTCAGTTCCATTAGTGTTTTAATATCAGCATTACTCGGGCTATCAAGTTTGATACGCTTCAGAGCACGCTGCGTCCGCTCGTTCAAATCCACTTTTCCCTTTGCTTTTTCGGAGTTGTATTTGTTGCGGTCTTTTTTCTGATACTCTTTGAGTAAATCGGAGTAATCCTTGGAGCGGGATTTGAGCATATAGTATTGTTGTGCCGCTGCTCTTTCGGGATGATAAGACGAGTAGAACTTGCGCACAAAGGGTAATTCATCGGCTGCTATATCTGCTCCCTTCGCTGCCGATTGTATGACCGCAGCAGTCTGCAATATGGTTTCTGCAATAGCAGGACTATACCCCTCTACTATATGCTCGGTAGCAGACGGAGAGACATCTACAAGTTTCTGAATGGTGTTGTCGTCCAACTTGTTTTTAACCTTCAAGTCCCCGCCGACAGCCTCATACAAGCCGTTAGCTATATCAATATAGAATTGCGATGTACCAGAATTGTATTTGAGAATATCCTTTTCGTCTTTGTTCCAGTCGTATTCATTGCTGATACGACCGCCCATAAAGTTGCGATTGAGCCAAACATCAACGAACGGAGATACTACACTCGGTGCTGCCGATTGGGCAAACTGTGTTGCATCAAATCCCATTCCAGTATTCGTATCATACGTTGCACCTGCCATAAAGTTCATCCAACTCGGTAATAACTCATTGCTTGCCATTTGCATGGTGTCAAAGACGGCTTCTCCTGCCGATTTGTTTCCTCGAACACCGGCAACGGTATTTACACCTGCGGCATAGAACATTACCATAAAGTGCCCAAGCGGTATCTTTGCAGTAATGCCCAAGAACTTTCCTAATGTTATATTTGTTTCACGGACATAATCAGTAAACCAAATATCATTATCAGGGTCATTGGGATTAAGCAGACTGCATAATACCCCTGCGGCATAGTATGCGGCTGCTGCGATACTGAAGCCGATGGGAAATTTTTTGAACCCGCGCAAGTACTTAAGGTTACCATTGATAGTTGCACGCATAAATGAGTATAGCGACATCAAAGCACTATTCGACCATTCTCCGTGGCGGTTGAAGTTCGTAGTGAGTTCTTTCGACAACGAGGCGGCTGCGTCAGCAGACATTCCGCTTTCCCGCGCCGTAACATACGCTGCAAAACGGATAGAGGTCTCGGATGCTTCTGTAAGTACTGAAAGCATATTGATAGTAGCCTTTCCGAACTCTTTTGCATTGTTGTTTTTCAACAACTTGTCAAAGTCTTTGCGTACACGTTGCAAGTCGGGCAGGAAAGAATAACCTGTTTGCGCCCCGTGTTCAAAATATTCATTAAGCAAGTCTTTGTACTTGCCGGACACCTTTCCCCTGTCACGCACATTATCATTGAAAGCATACTGCATAACAGCCGCATTCAACAACGGACTATTAAGATTAGCCTCAAATTTCGCCGTGAATTTTGCGCCTTGTTCAACACTCAATGTCGTGATAGCCGTTTGTCTGTCCTTGATATAGTTGCGTGCTGCAAACTCGGGGTTGTACTGTGTAAGTGTTGCAGAGATAAGGCGTGTGGCTTTACGTGCCGCTTCGCTGATAAGAGGTATCTCCATTAGTGAACTCTTGTATGTTTTATTGAGCGCATTGGGTATCTGTTCGTTTTTGAACAATAACGCATACTTTTGTCCGTTATGCTCTACGTATATAACATGTTGGTTCAACTCTGCCTTGGTACGGTGTGTATCTTGGTCAAGTTTGGTCAGGTCGCCTATCTCGTCTTCGGAAAGTTGCAGATTGAAACCGTCGGTACTACGGGAGTTGAGTACACAGAGTTGAGAACTCAATGCCTCCGCCTCTTTCTCAAGATTTGCTTTCTCCTCTCGAATACCTAGCAGTTTTTTATTGACTGCCTCACGAACAACATCATTGATATTCTCAATCTCTACAACCGATTGCCATTGGCTTTCGAGACGGTTTAGTTCACCAAGTTGCTTGCGGATGGTTCCAAGTTTGGCATTTATCTCTTTGTCGTGTTCGTACATTCTCTCGGTCGGCTGCGCATAGGATATGGTCGGCTCTCCGATAATGTTGCCGTCTGCGTCGATTTCGCGAACCACCCAGAATTTCTTGATACGAAACGCCCCCGACTGCAAACCCAATTCCTCGTTATCCAAACAGAATTTGAGCAGGTGCTGTCTTGTAACATTATCGTCAGCGGACGTAATGGACGAATAGGCGATACTGGTGATGTATGCAAATGGGTCAGCAGCCAATGAGGTACGACCTTTCGCCTGTTTCAAAGCCGAGTTGTACGGAGAGCCGTAGAGTGCACCGCCTGCACGCTGGTAGTCGGTAGCAAGTCCGCTCATATCGCGTTCCTCCCAGCCGCGCTGCGGAACGTAGAACTCACGTTTGTACTTGTTGCGAGTCTCTTCGCTTATCATTCCGCGTTTGATTTGATAGTCCAATCCATAATCTACTGCCGCACGAACTCTTTTCCACAGAATATCCACCATGTCCTTGCCAAGAGCGTCCTCTACCATTTCTATGATTTTGGTGTAGGGTACTCCGTGTTCGTAGCCCTCTACGTTAGGCAGACATACGTTCTGCTCAAATCCTGCTGCACCTCTATCAACAAGCCCTAATTGCAACGCTTCCTCGCAGTCTTTGGCTTGCAGATATAGTCCGACAACACGGCGTGGAGTAATAGTCGTATTGTTCATTTGGTCTTTGTTTTTTTTGAGAGCGTCGTAAGGCAGGTTCTGCCATACAAACCCGAGATTATCCAATTTTTGGGAATTGACAATGCTCTTTACGGTATTGGCTAATGGTTCTTCACATTCCCGATGATACTTATTGATAGCCGTTTGAGTACGACTGCCCGCACGCCATATATCCTGATAGGTGTCGCTATCAATATCCATTATCGCCCCCTGCTTGACCATATACTCTTGGAAAGACATAATAGGTTTGGCAAAGTCCGTAACGCCCTTTTCTAACTTGCGCAAAGCACTATGCTGCTCGTTGATATGTTTCTCGTATTCAAACTGCGCTTTCTGTGCTGCTTGGTCAACAGCAAAGGAGTTCTGATAGTCCACCATCCGTTTGGCATACTCTGCGATACTCTCCCCCTCTTTCTTGGGTAGAGGCGCAATTTGCATTTCGGCTACTCCGTCTTTGATGCCGGTACTCAAGTCCGTTCCATTGGTAAGGTCATAGAGTATGCGGTCGGCAACCTCCTCTATACTATCGAAATGGTCGATATGAAAAAGGTCTTTCCCCACCCAGTTCCAGAATTTGTTGAGTGCCTCACGGACATTGTTCAGGAGTACTCGGACACGTGCGAAAGCACTGATACTCGGATTTTGCTCCAAGACCGATTTGGATTTCTGCTCAAAAAGTTGCGCACCACGTGAACCGCTGTACCGAGACAGCACCTCCGAGGCGACAGCGTTGTCGTCAGTCAAATGGGAATAGTGCGGGTCATTTGCCACCTCGTCCCACATAGGAGTGCCTTTGAGCAAACCGACCACGGACTGCCACCCTTGCAGGTTCTTTGCCTGCATAGCCTTTGCCCATAAGTGCGTGTACTCATGAATAGGCGTGTTAGGGTTGAGACCACGGTCGGTAAGATAAATCTTGCCGTCTTTGGCGTAGCCGTAGATAGTGCCGTTTGAGGTGCGCAAAGGCTCGGTGGGGATATTTACCTCTTGGCGTTGTGCAAGTCCTGTCGGGTCGGTGTATTCGCCACTATACATAGTCTGCTCCAAAGCACCAATGATGTCCGCAATAGGCGTTCCATCGGCTTTGTTAAGCGATTTATCGGAATAGAAGAACTCTACAATATGTGCATCACCATTATTGGTAATGCCTTTGTTGTCGTGACGAGAGATAACAATACTTATTCCACTCGTTTCACCATTATTGTCAAAATTGGCAACCGTTGCATTATGGTTACTCAAACGTAATGTGAATATGGTGCCATTTTTTGCTTCAATGGTGATATAGTTACTCGTTCCCGTATTACGTGCTCCGAGTGCTTTGGATATATCGGTTATGGCATTTTCTGTCGAAATACCATATTTTTTATACTTTTCTTTTGCGTCTTCAAGATTTTTTTGTACCTTTGCACTCGTAATCGGATTGTTCGACTGCCCCTTAGTGCCTTCCGCCATTTGGCGGATGAGCCGGACGGAACTTTCCGATTTCTCTTTTTCCACCTCTCGTTCTGCCTCTTCCTCTGATACACGCTCTACGAAAATGCCTGCATCGTCCAATGCGCCTAATACTGCATCGGTAGCCAACTGCTGTGCGTCAGTGAGGTTGTCGGGAGTGTAGTCCAACTCATCGTATTGGGCTTCTATAGTACTATCCTGTGCTTTAACGCCCATGTCTGACAATATACCAAGTACTGCTTCTATATTTTGAGCAGGAACTTCGGCTTGCATATGCCCACGAACTGTATAGAAATTATTTCCCTCTACTAAACGTAAAATATCAGGATTAAGGAAATACTTTCCTCCTTCAGATTTGCTCTTTGGTACTATAAGAAAATAGACATCTGGCGCACCCCAACCGCGACGAATGGTAACTTTTCCATCTGTACTAACGACTGTTCCTTGTTTCATCTGTTCTAATCGTGCAGATATAGGTACGCCACCACGCAACTGGCTTGTTTTCCACTTGTCGGGCATCAATATACCATCGTGGATATTACCGTCAATGTCTGTATATGATATGAGTTGCCCTGTGTAATTACCATATTCGTCTTGCGTATCGGCTACCGCCTGCAAGATATTGCCCGTCATAATATACCCCTCTTTACGAGTTTGAGTAGGAATTTGTTTGTCCCAGTTATCAAGTGTGGTCTGCTGTGCAGCATCCCAATTTTGATTGGTATGGTCATTGATACGGTTTAATATGGAAATATCCGATAGTTTGATTTCTACTTTGCGTCTTCCGTCAAGCGTAGCAAATACAGCGAACGAGGTGGATGCTGATATTTTATTGTCTTTTACCTTGTACCCACAGAAAATACTATGAGTTGATGAACTAAACATTGCACTTCCAAGGTCATCAGGTACGAGATATGTTTCACCGACAGTAAACATATCAAGCATACGATTAAGATATGCCGCTTTATGCTGTATGCTTAATATATTGTCGCGGTTCTTATCAGCAAGTTTCTGTTCAGTCTCTTGTTGTTTTTGCTCAATAGTGGTTGCTTTCTGTTCGCTCGACATCTTTTCGTTCGCATTTATCTTGCGAGCATACTCTTCAAGCGTCAAAGCGGCTTTTTGTTTGGCATTTTCGTATCGCTCGTTTTCCAAGGTCATTTTATCCTCGGTCTCGCGTTCCACGATAGACATAATATCTTTCACACGCTTTCTGCCAGCGGCGCGGTCGGACGTACCATTAAGTTGCACTATGAGTTTCTGCACCTCATTTGCTTTCATAGGCTTGCGCAACACGTCCATTTCGACCTGCTCTACATAGGCATTACCAGCAAAGGGGTTATTACCATTAGGTTCTCTGCCCACTGAAGATACTTTGCGTGAAATGGTTTTGGCACGCAAAGGAAGAATAGTAATCTTCAAGTCGTTTGTACCCGTATCGTTAAGATAACGTATCAAATCGTTATAGCGGCGCACTACATCATTATAGAACTCCTCTTGTTCTTTGGTATTGAGCAAAGCGACACGCCCTGTTATCTTAAGAGCATCATCCTCCGAGGGAGTGTACTCGTCCAGTTCATTAGCGTGGATAATTTTGTCATCGCCTTTCTTGCTGTTTTTCTTGAGAGGTTCACCTATTTTTTCATAGATAGTAGGATTATCACGCAAGTACTCAATTACTACTTGACTACCATATTTATTCAGCAAGTCGGGCGCGTCCACCTCATTGCTTTCACTGTCTTGTGATGTGGTAGTATTTGCATTAAGCGATTTCAGTTTGGTGGACAACATCATTAAAAAGCGGCTTTCGGCAGGTACAGGTAATCCCAAGTTGATATAATACCCACGATGTACCTGTCCCGTTCTATCAATACGACCTATCATTTGCATATAGTCGTTGATGTCGGACAGCGGCTGCGCTATTATCATACTGCGCTGACGTTTGTCACTGAATTTTTCACTTGCGTGCAAACTAATACCTGTAGATGCTGACTTATTCAAAATAAGTACATCTAATGCACCGCTGTTGAACTCGCGTTGCATACGTTTCTTATCCTTATCGGTTCTACGGCGAACAACGATTTTCCCGTCATCGGTACGTTCTACATACGTATTACGTCCAGTCAATTCTCCGACACGATAACCCTTTTCATGCAGGCGTTCAATGATAGCATCAAGCGGACTTATGAATATGTCCTTTGTAGATTCGCGAATAAAGTCTTGCAATTTATAATAAGCAGTCTCTCCCTCTTCTCCTAATTCATTAGGAGTATAGGTCATGTGTGTTTCTACACCTTGGTCATCTTTGATAGTGTATTGCATACAATTATCAAGACCTTTAAGCAACGACGCTGAAAAAGATGGCTCTGCTATTATTTCTCCGGGAGTATAGTCTTTTATGGTTGATTCCATTGTACTCTCAAGAGCAATCACTGGGTGCCTACCTGCCTTTATCTCACGCTCTACCTCATCAACAATGGCATCTACCTTGAGTGCAAGCATTAACTGTTTTGTGTAGTTGAATGTCTTGCTTGCGAATGGAGTATTGTCGACACCAAATTTTTTCGTACCTTTTTTAAGATTAGCGGTGCTCATCACCTCGGCAAGTTCACGGTCTTGTTCTTTGACGAGAGGCGTGATAAACTTGTCTTGGAAATCAATGATAGCATTAAAGGCTACTATGGTGCGGTCATATTGTTCTCGTGCTCGTTTTGTTGTTGCAGGGTCGTCTATTGTTTTCCAATCAGTCTTGACATCTGTCATATCACGCTCACGGCGCACCATTTGTCCTGATTCTGTTAGCGCACGGCTCATTATCTCTTGCAGGGTTACACCGCCTTTTTCTATAATGCCAATCAGTTTCTCACGTTCCACGTTAGCCTCTGCCATTGCTGTACGTAACGCATACATCGGCATAGTATCGGGACGCTTGGCAAAGGTGGCGGAAGCAAAAGTAACAGCACGTACACCATCCTCACCTTTTGCGCCAATGATACTTTGAAAGAATGTTCCAGTATTGCTCTCACCTGCAGCGGTATGACTTTCATCAAGGAATAGATAATTATCCCTTGATAATTTACGCAGGAATGTTGCTTTTGCTACCTTATCCTCGTCAAGTTTTTTCTTTTTCTTTATCCCTGCTTTCCGACTGACATTGTCTCCGCTGTTAAACTGAGAATATGTAGCAAGTACATAGTCAAATCCGTCTGGCAATTCGTTACTTTGCAAGCAGATTAGTTTTGTTTTTTCATCGGATAACGCCTTGTATATTTCATTTCCATTTGCATCAACGACAATGCCTTTGCCGTCTTTTGCTGTTGCACTATTGAATATGAACGGACGCAAATCTCCACTGCCTATATCTACAAGGTCGCGATATATATCAGAAAAGAGGTCTGCTTTCTGCGTAATAAAGATAGGCTTTTTGCCTTGACGTACTGCCCAGCGAATAAGAGCAGCCATCTGGCGTCCCTTACCGACACCGGTTTGGTCGCCGATAATAAGTGATTGTCCTTGCTTCATTTGATAGATAGCCATTGCTACACTATCCATCTGCTCGGCAGCAAGAGCATTATGGGCATCTTGTATAGTATCATACCCCAATTCGTCTGTAATAAATTGGTCTATGCTTTTGCCAACACTTTTCTCTATCTGCGAGAGCGTATTATCCATAGCCTCCACCATTGCGGCAGGGGCTACACTCTGCAATGAGAATGCGGTGTTATGGGAGCGATAAGGTAATTTTTCTTCGGTGAGATTACGCTTCGGTTGAGATTTTAATCCCACTCTGTCTCCGGGAGTTCCCAATTCTCGAATGCCATCCACGGGAACTCGTCCAAGTCGTCCCACATTATCTTCTCCGCTTCTTTCTCCGTCAGTGGTGGCTCGCTCGGGTCTTGCAGAACTTCCGTCATCGGATGTAGTGTTAAGCCCGTGTACAGGTTCTTGCGGTCGAAGTACCCCGCCCATTGAATGTCCTGATACTTTTCTTCCGCTTGCTCCCGAAGTTGGAGATACTCCTCCCTCGTCATTTGGTCGATTACCTCCTGCGCTTCCTGTGCTGTCAGTTGGTCTCTGTCCTCCGTCTCGTCCATTACCATCATCCGCACTATGTTTTCCACTATGTCCCAATACCCCAATGTTCCCGGATGTGTTGTTACTGTCAGATACAGAGGAACTGCCTCCAGCGGTGCGTAAAATTTCTGTTCCATTTGTTTTTTTGTTTGAGTTGGTTATCTCTGCTATGGTATTGTATAAGTCGTCAAAGGTATTAACCTTTGCTATGGCTTTTTGCTGAATTGGCGGATAGATTGTAGTTTGTTCGCGCTCTGCTTCGCTACGTCTGCCGTCTATCAGTATCATTCGAGTAGGATAAGTAGTCCCTTGCTTGCGGTATAACTGTCCGTCCATATCCACTACTCCTTTTACATTGTAGTGGTCGTACAGATATGACCAAAAGGCTTTCTTGTCTTTCACGCTGCCATTGTCGGCATACTCCATATTTCCGCCTATAATGATAGCCGCTTTGCCGTTATCTTTCATTGAGGCAAGAGCGTTAAGGGTGATTTGCGGGTCAAGCCCTGCTATCATTTTTCCATCGTATTCTCTTTCCTCACGACTGCCAAATGGCGGGTTTGCAATGATAGCATCATAACGTTTTCCCCCACCAAAAGGTTCAGTTGCGTCTTGGCTCGTCACCTCTTGAAATTCTTGCAGATGCAGGTTCGCTAATCGCGTCTCGTCAAGTTCATTGGCGTGCACCTTTTCCGCAGGTACGGCAAACACAAGCATTCCATTACCCGCTGTGGGCTCAAGTATGGAACGCATATTTGGTTCATAGGCAAACATATCTGCTACAAATGCCATAGGGAGTGGCGTAGAGTATTGCTGCATTGCTATGCGGTTGCTGCTACGCTGTGCTATGGTCGGTTGTATCTCATACAAATGTACTATAGCATCATAAGTTGCCTTTGATTTTGCATCGCCGTACTTACCACTTGCTACAAGTTGGCGTGCGGCTCTTACTAATCCATCCTCAACAAGTTCTTGCAGTAAGATGTCAGTCTTGCCATTGTCGTCCACATCCATTCCATTTTCTTTTGCTAACTTTCGCAAATCAAGAATGGTTCGGAATGGTGTTTGTGTTTCATTTGAATCCAATGCGTCCAATAGCAGACGACTTACAGCATTTGCAAATTTGCGTTCAGGATTATTCTGCTCTTGCGATAGGGTATCATTGATAGAAATGCTATTGACATCGAACTGCGCCACAGTGCCGTAGTCGTCCATTTCTTTTGACAACTCGACTGCTTCGGGCAAGTCTCGCAGACCATTGTAGAACGATTTGAGGTAAGGGCGTATCTTGTCGCCGAACTCACGTATCATCTCGCGGGCAAACTCTGCAAACTTGCGTGCGCCTTTCTCTACGTGATAGCCTGCCATAATGAGACCATCCGAAAGCATTTCGGGGTCTAATCCGGCGTTCAGCCTGTTCAGCCGCTCGTGCATACGGCGGCGGGCTGCCTCGTATGCGTCCTCGGTGAATATCTTATTCTGTTGTTGTGGCTCTACAGGGTCGCCAGCAGCCCTATTACCTCCAGCGGAATTTTCAGGCTCTCCCTGTATGGGAGTACCACTTGGAGTATCGTCGGATCGTTGTTCTCCACCCTTACCTTGTTGTCCGCTTTGAGGCTTTCCATTTCGCTCTCGTCCCCGTTGAGGGCTGCTACCGCCTGTACCTTGTAGAGGCGTGCTGTCATTAGATTGTCGTCCATCGTTTATACTGACATTAAAGTTATCCTTTACAGCCTGCTCAAAAGGTTTCTTTTCAGCAGGACTGAACATATCACCATTAGCACCCTGCACATCGTCAAAGAAATGGTTGAACAGGTTTCGCAACTCTTTCCGTTTCTTATAGGCAAACAGCGTGGCTAATTTGATTGCAAAGTTACTAAATCTTTTTGATATAGCAGGTGTCCCGTCAATATTTGTTTGATTTTTTGCTGCAAACATAGCACGTTCAGCATATTCTGCCGAACTGCCTGTCTTGATTTTCTCAAACTCGGAACTGCTGTGTTGTGCTGCATAGTAAACGGCTATGGCTTCCTGTACATACTCTTTGATATGCCCGCCGTCAGGGGACTGCATATCACGATACATCACATCGGCAAGTGCCAGTTTGATAGCACCCGGCAACGTTTCGTACATCGTGCGTATCTCGCCGTATTTCGAGTCGGCAAACAGCATATCGGTTACGATAGCGGCTAAATCGGCAATAGTATCTGCAGCGGGAGAGCCATTGTTGAACGCAGACTGGTATTGTGTATCATTGATAATACCATTTTTGTGCAAGTACTCCAATGCTTTGACGGCATTGCCTTTAATGGTGCTATTTATAGTAGCCTCCTCATCCTCGGTACTCGTCAGTATCTCGATGAACCTGCCTAACTTATCGCCCAATTTGCGTGCTGTTTCCTTTGCAGGAATACGTTGTACACCACCGCTCTCTGTGTCGGCTGCCGTCATATTGCCCAATCGTATAGCCTCCTCGTCTGCAATATCAGTCATACGGACAAGTACAGGGTTCTGTATCTTGTCTGTATCCTCCGCCGTCAGTCCGAACTCGGCTGCGTTCTCACGTAGGAACTGCTTGTATGCTTCTACGCTATCTGGAAAGCCATCATACATCTCACGCAAAGCCGCACTACGATTATTACCTTGTACAACCTCTCCGCGAGAGTTTACAATAGGTGCACCCATATAGGCACTCTCTCCGCGAGTTATCTCACCGGGGCGTATTTGCTGTGCCATCTGTTGTGCTTTCACAACAGACACTTGGTCGGTACGCTCTTTGGGTTGTGTCTCATCTATGAAGAATGCACGGTTACGCACTCCGTTCCTATGGGACGGTTGCAACTCGCTTGCGTCTATAAGCGTGTAACGAGCAGGCACTTGGTCTTTCGTTTCCGAGCCAAAGGCGATATTGGTCTCTCGTCCCTCTGCTTTGTTTTCAATAGGTTGTTGGCGGTCTATACGATGACCATTTTCCATACGGAATCCACGCTTGCGAGCCGCTTGTGTATTGTCCTCGGCAACATCAGAAACTTTTTCTTCGCCGTTTTCTTGCGTATTTGAATTATTTTCCGTATTTTTGTCATCGCTTTGAGTATCACTTTGGTGTGAAACCCCCACATCAGACAGGTTATCCTGTTCCTTAGAAGGAAGGACTTGGGAAGTGGTGCTTGAAGCATTTTTTTGCTTTTCTTCACGAGGCTTGCTGTTATCATAAGCCGTTAATACCCAATTCCCATTCTCACTTTTGGCAAGTACTACACGATACTTACCATTATCAATTACGATAAAGTCAGGTTTGGTTGTGTCAATTTTACCATTTTGGATAGTTTCTCCGATAGCCTCAATGGCTTCGCTGATACTATCAAAATCGGTTTGCTCCAAGATGTGTCGCTTAACGATATGCTGCAAACCTGCTTTGTCGTTACCCCACACAAGGTCTATATCCCCTATGTCGTCTCGGTGAAATACGCCTTTGAGGTAACTGTTTTTGTGCTGACGCAGGAATTGTGCGGCTTCTTTTGCTTTACCTGTTACCCATTGGTAAACATTACCAAACTTGTTCGTACCTATCGGCTTCGGATTGGTAATATCCACCTGCTCATCTTGTTGTTTTTCAATAGGAGTTACACTGGATATTGGTTTATCTAACACAAATTTACCATTTCGTAATGTGTAAACTTTTAGCCCATCCATAGGTATCTCTTTTGTTACATATTCTCGTTTTGTAACAAAACCAGATTTTCCGTTCCATTGTCCGATAGGTGTTGATAAACTCCGAACTTGTAAAAATTTATCACCTCGGGGAGCAGTTATCAATCTTGTGTAAGGTTTGCCATTTACACCCATAGAGTAGGGTTTACCTTCATTCCACCAAATATAAGACTGTTGGTTATCTTTTGCAGTGCCCGGATAGAGAACACCGTCTTTAATATATGCTCCCGAAGAATGGTCAAATGCGGAGAAATGGTCGCCATAATCTAAATGATAAAAAAGATTTTGGTCATTTAGGTTGGCTTCTTCCACCTGCTCGCCTTGCTGCGGTGTTTCTGCCACGATAGGTTGCGCCCCTTTTTCTTGCAAGTCTTGCAACGAGAAAGGTCTGCCTGTACGCTGGTTGTCGGCGTCAAGCATATAGTATTGGTCTCCCTCTTTTTCAAAGGGAACATCTGCGCCCGCTATATTGAAAGTAACAATCTCTCCCTGGGTAGGTTCGGGATTTTCCTCTTGAGGTACTGGTGCCGGTTGTGGGGTGGGGTTTCCGTCCACTTGTGGTTGTTGCGGCGTCTCCTCGTGTATGGGTACGAGTTTGTCTATCGCTTCTTGCGGAGTAAACTTAACCTGTTGTCCGCCTTCAACATCTACGAGGATATTTCCCCGCTCGTCATAGTGGACTTCCGACACAGCACCGTTTGAGTTGGGTATGGTCACGATACTCCCCTCAGGGAACATCTCGTGGGCTTGGTCAAGTGTATTGTAATACTCAATCTCTGCCTGCGCCATATCCTCCGCTGCTTCTCCACCCTCTATATTTGTGATTGCAGATACCGGCACTTGCTTGATTTGTGTATTCCCGTCATTATCGGTAACAGCAACCACAAAGTATCCATCCGATTGAGACTTATCAATAGTGCCGTCCTCATTAAGAACGATAGTGCCTTTCTTGATAAAGTTATTCTCCGTGTCATTACCAGCAATAGACGCACGATAAACCTTACCGTCACTCTCGTTGGTTTGGTGACCAAGACGCTCACGAATGGCAGTCTCTCTGCGTGCGGTTCTATCTTGCCGTTTTATCTGCTGTGCCTGCTGCACAAGGTCATTGCTCAATACATCTTTGTACTTATCAACGGTCTGCAAAATGATTTGTCTTTTTGCCTCGTTGGGAATATCGTTGTTCATTACGATTTCCCGAATGAAATCGTGTGCTTCCCGTCCAAACTCTCCTGAACGAGACTCCGACATTACTCTGTCAAACATCTGTCGTTCCTCGTCCGTTTTCAGATACTCCCGCATTTTGCGGACATCGCGAGCCTGCTTGCTGTAATGGAACGTTGCGCCAGCACCATTCATCAGCAGGACGGACGGGGCAAGACCAAGTATGATGTCAATCTGCGAGTCAATATCCAGCCCTGCGTCTTTGGCATCATTAACATCGGTATTTGCCACGAGACGGAACAGTCCACCGACCTCTTCCTCCATAGTCTCCTCAAACAACCCGCCGAAGCGTGTCTCTTTACGCAGAGCCACGGCTGTCGGGTTGTTCCATGCACGAATAAGCGTACCCGTAACGGCATTACTCTCTACGCCCGCCGCCATTTTTCCTAATAACTTACTGCTTTTAATTGCGGCTTTGGCAGGGTCTTTCAACGGGTCAAGCGCACCAAAGACCACCTCGGAGTAGTTCTCTATGAATTGGTCGCTATGTGCATTCCACAATGCTTCTCCCAATTCCTGCTGACCTGTCCGCCCGTCGTATCGGAAGCCGTCTTTGCTGTCATTCAGTTGCGGTTTTACGCTTCCGTTCATACGGGAGATAGTGCCCTCGGCAATCCTTGGTGCGCTCAACGTATTTGTCAGCAGTTCTGCATAGCCGATGTCGCTTAACGTTTTTCCTGCTACCTCTGCGCCAATACGCACACCTTTCTTGCGTGCACCATTTCCAAGCATACGGATAGCAAAACGTGTGATACCGCGCGTGGTGGCATTGGTCATAGCCGCACCAGCACCCGATGTCAGCATAAACTCCAACATAAACGGAATACTTGCAGCAGTTGTTTGCCCGGCCTTTGTACCACGCCCTACTTTGTCGGAGTAGTACATTGATACTGCCATATAGTTGGCTGCGGCTTCCAAAAGCAGCTCCTCGTCATGTGTGAGCGGCTCGCCTTTATCTGCTTTGTCAGCGGCATTTTTGAGGGCAATGCTGTTCATTAACTGCCCGACACCAAAATCCCACGTGTCGTTGCTGGTAATGGTCTTGCCAAACGACTTTCCAAAATCCGCAAAGAAATTCTTACTTTCCCGAACCGAAGTAATCATATCTTCGGCTTGCGTGGCAAACGCTTTGGCAGCCTGCAAGTCTTTGGTTGCTTTTGCCACCTCAACATCTCCTTTGCGGTCTGCCATAATATCACGTGCTAACTTGAGAGGGCTTTTGGGTGCAGACTGTTTTTGCTGCTTGATTTCGTTAGTGCGTTTTTCAAGTTCAGAATCGATACGGCTGTTAAGGTCTTTGTTTTGGTCGGTTGCAATATGGGCATTTACTGCGTTCCAATCTTTCTGATATGGAGATTGTTCAAGAGCGGCTTGTGCTTCTTTGAGATAGTCGGAGTATAGGTTTTGTTTGTCCTTCTCTAACTTGTTGCCATATTGAGCGACAAAGAGTTTGCTTAACTCCTCGCCTGCCTGCTCGGGAGTGAGTTTCTTTGCATTGACCTCTTTCTGTAGTTTGCTGACGAGGTTGGCATATTCTTGTGTCTGTTGGAACTGCTGCAGGTAGGCATTTTGTGTATCATTGTACACATCCTCCATATTTTTGAGCATAGCCTTGCCCTCGTCAGAATGTTCACTCCACGCTTGTGCAAAGGTTTCCAACAAGTCTTCGGGCGTTTTCTGCTCACCTGCCATAGTCATAGCCGCTTCCATATCGGTCGTGGGCTTCTCAAAAATCTGCGTTCCCCACGACTTGTTGATTTTGTTGTGCAGGTTGTCTTGCCCTGCTCGTTCTGCCTCTATTGGGGTGAGCAGGTTAGGATTATTCACCTTGGTAGGTATATCCACAGGTTTGGCGACGGGTTCTTTTGCTGCGGTAATCGCATTATCGGCAAGAGAGGTGGCTGCGCTTTGTGTATTATCTTGTTCTTTTGCATCATTCGGCATTGATGTGCCATAAAATCGCCCCTTGAACTCCTCGAAAGGGTGGAATTTCATACCATTAGCGGTTGCAATGTCATAGAAAGAGCGCAGCCCTTCGTCTGTCTTTGTCTGCTCCCGAAACATATCTTCCGTAAGTCCGTTGGTCAATACACCCTTTTTGCGTGCTTTTGCGTATATTTCTGAGATTTTGTCTGCCATATAGTTCTGTTTATTGGTTAATCATCGTATTCGTTTTCTTTCGGTACATTTCCAAATGTTCTCTTATTCCCATCATAGTCAAATATCAAATCTTTCTTTTGGTTATCAGGGAGAGCGTTATACTCGTCCGACAGCCGCCACAGACGTTGCAGTTCTGTGTCTAATGCTTCGGTTTTCCAAGTAATGGGGTAGTTATAGAACCGTTCATTATCCTCGTTCCAACGACTAAAAACATCTGCATCAGGATTATATACACCCGCATTTTTGAGATTTTCTCGCATATTGAGGTATCTCTTGTCCTTTATCTCCTTATAGTTCTCGTCATTAGGGTTTGTAATGCCATTACCTACATACTTTTCGTCCGAGAATTTTTGCTGCAACTCGTTTTGTGCCAGACTGCGGTACGCTCTCGCTTCCTGTTCGGGAACAGTGATAGTGATATAGCGTGTACGTTCACCGGTTATGGGGTCTTGTACTGCCACTTTCATCTTGACTTTCTTGTTTTTTCCTCCATTTCCGCTACCATCACTATCCCCTTGATGTTCCTGCTCTTGACGGAAACCCGTGGTAGTCTTACCACCGCCCTGCGTAGTCTGTATAGTACCACCGCCCTGCGTTCTTTTTTGCGATATTTTTCTGCCGAAATCGCTGATGTACTTATTCAGTGCCTCTTGGCGTGCTTTGTTGTAAGCGAGTTCTTGACCTTTCTTTGCGTCATTAACCGCCTTACCAATGCCATTGATAATAGAATTGGCTTGTTCATTCTCAGCACGTGCTCCGGCAGCCTTACTATCAGGCTTTCGTTCCCATACATTGCCACCAATACCTGCTGTTACCGCGTCAAGAATAACTCCAAGACCATTACGCCACCTCGATTCTTTCTGCTTGAATTGTGCCAGTCGTGCCTTGGCCTCCTGCTCTGCTTTGTATTTCACGGGGTCAAAACCGAGCAGTGTGCCAACATCACCAACAAACCGCCCGCTAACGGGGTCTATCTCATAGGCACGTGCAAGTGGGTCGCCGTAATTCTGATTGAACGCATTAACTGCTTCATCATTTACTCCGCCATCGGCTTTGCGAAAAGGGCTCTCTGCAGCCGTTATTGTCGTTGTGACAGACGGCTCTTTCTGTGTTGTTACCACTTTCGGTTCTTCCTTTGTGGTTTCTTTTTTATTAAGGGTTACTATTGCCATGGTCGTACTATCCCCAAGGAGTCTTTGTGGTTAACTTTCTTTTTGCGTCCTCTATAGTAGGATGCATACTGGTTGCTACCTTTTTTGCCATACTTTGTTTGTATCTCGGCTCAAGATATTGTTTCGTTGGGTCAGCAGTCGGCAACTCGGGTTTGGCAGTATAACTGTCCAATATACTACCGAAAGCACTTGCAGCGTTGGCAGCAAGGCTGGCATACGTGGTATTTCGGGCTAATCTCCGCTCTTGGTCGTCTGCAAATTTCTGCTCCTTTGCTTTCTCTGCCTTATCCAGATACTTGTCATTTTGCGCACTCGCGCCTGCTGTGATACCACTCATCAACTCTGCACGTCCGTCAGCAATACCTTTCTGCACTCCCAATGCATACTCGGGTGTAGCCCCGGAAACAGTAGCCACGCCAAGTGCATTCTCCAACTGCTGCTTGGATGTGCGGTCATACTGTGCCATCGCCTGCTGGTTCTCACTACGAGACAAAAGATTTTTATAGGCCTTTGCTTCATTACTTGTAACCTGCCGTGCAGTCTCTGCGTCTGCCGCCTGCTGCATCTTTCGGTTATTCATAGCGGACATAATACCACTTGCCGCCTGTCCTGCTAATCCTACTATTGCCCCCCAAGGAAATGTCACCTTGTCATTATAAGGAAATGCCATATTTTTGTAACGTTTTTGTTTAATGCTATTATATAGTATATCCACTGCCCTGCCACCTACCCCTATGGGGGGGTTCGTACCCCTCCTATCCTCCACAACTATCATCTCTGTATGTTGTTTGTCGTGTGCAGTCGAACCGTAACTTCTACCTCTTGCAGTCCTACCTCCTATCAAACATTCAACATCTATCGAACTACACGTGATGTTCTCATTGACTGACAGATTAGGTCGGGGACTGACTTATGATGTGAGTACTTTGTTGTTTTTCTCGCGCACGTGTTAATAATTAACCAATTATATCTTATCTTCTATTAAATATATTCTTGTTGTTATAAAGAAAGAATATATAAGAAAGAAAAATATCATTTTAATAGTAAGTGGTAAATTTAAGATATTATATGTTTTTAACCTATATTCTCATTCTTAAT